TTCTAGTTGAATAATGTGTCCATACTTATGAGTGCACTTTACATTGCATGTTATCATACTTATGGGTGGAAGCATATCAGGACTTATAACTCGATCTTTTATAGAGGCCATAAATAAAATAAGCCCCGCGAGGGGCTTATTTCTCCTGTATATTTACTTTGACTTCTGAATAATCCACTCTTCAATTTTTGCACGAAGAATGGGGTCTTCTTGTATTGCCTTGGTAACAGCAGCCTTACCTACCCACTTCTGATCACCCATAATATAAGTATGACCCGTATGTTCCATAAATTCCTTATTTAGAGCATACTCAATCATATCTAGAGTAGTATCAATTCCCTTTCCAAATATAAAGGTTAATTCTGCCGTCCTGAGTGGAGGTGCTACCTTATTCTTTACAACATTAACATGAATGCGATGACCAAGAATAGTGTCACCATCTTTAATATCAGAACCACCTATACGACGAACATTCATGCGAACGGAACTATAGAACTTAAGTGCTTCTCCGCCAGGCGTTGTTGTAGGATTACCATACATTACACCTATATTCTGGCGTGTCTGATTAATAAAGATAACACATGTTTTAGTCTTACCTACAATCGGTGTCAACTTTCTAAGAGCCTTACTCATCATACGCGGTTGAAGAGCCATAAACTGCTTCTCCATACCCGCTTCTGCTTCTTCCTTCGGAACAAGAGCAGCAGTACTGTCAAGAACAATCATATCAAACTCATTTGTATTGACAAGTCGTTCAAGAGCTTCTAGAGCCTGCTCACCATAATCAGGTTGGTTAAAATACAAGGCGTCTGTATTAATCCCTAAGGACTGTGCATAAGGAACACTAAATGCGTGCTCTACATCAATAAAAGCAGCTCTTCCTCCCGCTTTTTGAGCTTGAGCAATCCCTAAAAGGCTCATGGTAGTCTTTCCACCACTGGGTTGCCCAAATATTTCAATAATGCGTCCTCGAGGATACCCGCCTACTCCAAGAGCTTCATCGAGGAGGAATGACCCCGATCGGATTGCTTCCACTTGAAGTGTTGGCATTTCCGAAAGGGGTCTTACCGAAGTATCAAGATCTTTCTCTATACCTGAAAGAGTCTCTTTTAATGTTTTCCTCTCTTCCATTTAAAAAGGTACATCCTCAATGTCAGGAGATACAGGCGTCGGTGGTGCCTTTGCAGTAGCCTTCTGAACAGCAGCTACGGGAGTCCTACGACTGTCAGAAACTCCTTTAACCTCTTCAACATTAGCAAAAACCTTACCGCGCTCTGTTGTCTTGTTAACGACGGTAACCTTAACTAGCCTACCCTTGAGTGTATCAACATCTAGCTCATCTTCAATAGTCAGCGTATCAATACCCATAGACTGAAGAGTCTTATCAAGTCTATTACCCGGGATAAGTTTCGCAGGACGAATCATCGAAACCTCAGTATCTGCGTACTCTCCATCCACTACTCTGAAGAAGAACTTTAAGCAAGGACCATACTGCCCCGCAGCCTGCTCAACATCAGATAATACGGCGTTATACTCGCCTTCCTGAATCGACTTAGACTTCTGTATCTTAAAACCCATTTGTACTCCTCCTATCTATATGATATTACACTTCGTTTTTCTTTTCAGCACCTAACGTAACTTTTAGATTCTTTTCCTTAATAAGTTTCCAAAAGCGCTTATTACATTCTGTTATAGGAACTATTCCCGTGCCATAAATCTCTTCCACTGTCATATGCTTAATGGCGTCAAGATTAATACCAAAAGACTTTAGTCCTATCCTAGGCATCATTCCCTTCTGATTGGCGATGTACGCCAAGTGTCCTTTCTCGGAAAGGAGCCCCAGTACCTCTATTAATTTCACCGATATCTAATTGGAGTTGAATAACAGATATCTGCCGAGAGATATTAGTGTTGGCACTATCTAACAAGGCATATTTACTTTGTACTAATTTTTGAAATGCTTCCGCCTCGGATAGATCAATCATTGTTGCATTCGTTCTTGCGAACTCATCAGGAAGCTTTGCATTACAAGCAGCTCTGCGTAATCCTTCCGACTTTAGACTTTGAATACTAGTATCTTGCATTAGCAAGCTGTCAAACTTCCTTTCGTAGTCTACTTTACATTCCTGATGAATACGATCTCTTTCATACACATTGGCAATAGCTGCACTGAGGACGGCTGAAACTCTTTCCTTGAGGGCATGAACTGCTGCTATCTTAGCATTTAAACTTCCAATGCCTGCTTGAGCTGGATCTGCATCTAACTCAATATTGATCCCAAGCAATTCCTTCCGGAGTTGCTCATACTGCAATTGATTAATCATTAGTTGTCTCTAACTTACCGTCAGCCTTAGCTTGCTTTAGAAGTTCGGAGTTAGATTCACAATCGCGGTTAGTAAGTACTTTAACCTGCTTTGCTAACTTGTCATGCTCAGCCATATACTCTTCTTTAGAGCTAAAAATAATAGTACGACTCTCTTCCGTCATGAACTCCTCTGACTGCCAATCATATGAAACCTTTCGTGAATATCTCTTTGTAATCGTTGCTGTCTGCTTTTCTTGTTTATCCATTTTATCCTCACGCTATAATTAAACCATTAGCTTCAAAAGCTGCGATACGCTCACGACAAGCCGGACAGACCTTACAGCCACCTAGAACTCCCTTATAACATGAGTGAGTTAAGTTGTAAGGAACTTCTAATGTCTTCCCTAAAGCGACTACTTCTGCTTTCCACATATGTACATAGGGTGTATGTACTACTACAGCCCTCTCAGCACTCCTACTTAAGGTCTCTTGTAATGAATCAAAGAAGGGACGGCGGCAATCTGGATAGTTTTCATCATCATCTTTAACTGGCGTTAAAAATATATTATAGACTCCCAGTGATCCGCCGTAAGCTGCCGCGAGCGTTGTCATCAAAGTATTTCGATGAGGAACAACTGTCTTCGGCTGATCCTTCATGTTATCTGGTACAGGAATGCTAGAATCCGTTAAAGCTGAATTACCAATCTGTCTAAGATCAATGGTAATAATCTTATAAGGCTTTAATTGACCAGGATATTTTCTACTATAGAATCCGAAGACTTTGGCAGCTGCGTCGTTTTCTGCGATCCGATGTTGCTGTCCATAATCGAATACTACTGGATGAATAATCCATCCCTGATTTAAAATGTCTGCTAATAGAGTAGTCGAATCCATTCCGCCTGAAAGAAGTAAAATTCCTGTCTTTTCCATACTATTCTCCTGTTACTGCCGGAACCTTCTCGGCAACTAATACAGCGTTACACTTATTTCTCATGCTCTTAATTTCATCGCTAAACGCTTTCATAAGGTCTAATGAAATATTTCTAGGATCTTCTTGAGTAAATTGATAAAGGTAAGCAACATCTAAAGGACAATCTCCCTTGGATATGTTGATTGCATAATGCATTACACATGTATTATTAATTGTATTTGTAGCAATTCCTACACTTAACTTCTTCTTTCTAAAATAGATATCATTCCCCTTAATGGAAAATTCCCCTGCAAAGCAGATGCAGGATTCCTTAAGTCTCTCGTAGGCTATGCGCGCAAATAATCTCTGGCATAGCATCATTTCAGTCAGCGTGGCGCTCTTAAACTCTGCGATAAAATGAAGCATATATCCCTTAATAAAAGGGGCCATCGTATTTAGATCATCTCGATCACACATTCCGTTAAATGTTACATCGGCATTACCTATGAAAGAAACGATATAATCTTTCGCGGATAAATAGTAGTCGGATCTGAGGGTACCATCCTTATAATCCCGTAGACCCAGAAACCTCATATCTAGATACGAAAATTTATAATAATCGTTTAACTCGCATTCACAAGAAAGACATACTGGAATAAAGTTTTCAAAAGTCTTTTTAATACCTAGATGGAACATAATAGCTGATGCCTTACCACAGCGAGTGCATGGTAGATGTGCCTCTTCTAATCGTGTATAAATCGTCTCTTCTAATTCGCTCATGTTAATTTTACACCTCTTCTAATCTTTTCGTTACGAGACTAATTAATTCAGTTGCCTGACCTTGATTTAAATCTTGGGTCAACTTCTGATCAACTTCCTTCATCACTTCTTTTACCCTTTCTAATCGTTCAGGGTGTTTAATAAGAAAACTGTGAAACTGTTTACTTAGAAGTTTAGTAACGGCGCCGTTATATGGTTTTTCTTTTACAACAGTTTCTTGTAGCTTTCCTATCAAAATTTGTAAGTCGTCAAATAAACGGAACTCAGCCTGCTGTCTTGTTATACCCTCTATCTCCGCGTAAAAGTCAATAGCATCTCCGCCTTTAGAGCAGGTATAACAAAAGAAACTATTTGTACTGGTATAAATAGTAAAATTGGGCCGCTTAACATCTCGATGAAATGGGCAGAAACAAACATATAAATCTCCCTGTTTCTTTGGGGAGAGACCATACTTTTCTGCAAGTTCAACTATATTAATTGAGTTAATCATAGGGGTTGGGGCGGTAGCATTAGTGGATGCTACCGCCCCAAATCTTTAACTCTTTACCATGGCTAACGACTTCACATTGGTAGCCTTAGGTCCCTTATCAGACTGCTCGAGATCAAACTCGACATTCTGCTTTTCCTTGAGCGTCTTAAATCCATCCATCAAGATAGATGTGTGATGAACAAAGACATCTTTAGATCCATCTTCTGGCGTGATGAATCCATAACCCTTCTGATTATTAAACCATTTTACAACTCCACGCATATTAACTTCTCCTTTACTAATTTAACTAACTTCAACTACAAATGGGCGCGGGAATGGGAGTCGAACCCATTATCGCTCACCTTATGAGAGTGGCATGATCTTCCGTTTCACTCTCCCGCACAAATTCTAGAGAACCTTTGAGTCGTTCTCTGTAAAGTTTTCTCGAATTTTTCTGATGATGGTATTGATGTTCGTTCCCGTAACACCAAGTACCTTAGCTATTTCGCTCTGCGAATACCCAAGATAGATCCTCTTTAGTATTCTTTTCTGCTTTGGCGTCGATCTATTATACAACTGTCGAAGCGCCATCGCATTGAAATTATTATCAAGAGTTTCTTCCATCATTGCAAACTTATCGGGTTGCACTTCAGAGAGGGTTTCAAGGGAGGCGGTTTTAGTTACATCACGCTTCCGCGCTCTTTCTTGCTTCCTTTTGTTGCGGAAAATATTTCTGTTGTACATCCAAAAGAAGGATGTAAACTTACAGAAGGGAACTGTGGTTGTCTTATACCGCATAATCGCTTCTAGTAAATGCTCATAAACATACGACTTAGCATCGTCATACGAGAAACAATTATACCAGCCGTAACTGATAGCATCTAAGAAGTCAGGAATCTGACCTATAACATCTGTAGCTATTTCGTTTCGTACTGTTTCAATCCTGAACTTTAAAGCGTCTGCTAATACAGGATCTTTAGCAGCTTCAAGATGAGCCTTTAATAATTCAAGATTCTTGAATTTAGGAAGGATGAAGTTATTGAGGTTGTCTAGACGTTGCTTCTGCAGCGCTCGTCCAGTTACCGTTTGAGTAGTCATTATCACTAACCCTCGTTTTTGGTACTTGGTCAAAATACAACTGATAAGTTTCCATCAACAATATATTACACTTGTTTTGAGAGAAACTTACCTGGATACTACATCTAACGTCTGGAACTGTAAGAGTTTAACGGTTTCTTGACTGCAATTTGTTTGACAGCTTGGCTTGGGACCGGCAGCAATTGTTAAGGCGACAGTAATGAATACTGTAAGGCATGTTGTAATTAATACTTTCTTCATCATGTTATATTATATAACATTAAAAATAAAAAAGCAACTGGTAATACAAAAAGGGCTTATTTTATTTATGTAACTTACAAATTATCTGTTTTCTGCAACAGCTAGAGAACTTGCAAAAGGAGACATTATTGATGAAGAGCTAAGTGAAATAGATCTTTCTTGCATAAGCATTTTGTCGAAGCAAGCATCAATAGTAAAGCGGCAACCTTTATCATCTCTGATTGCAATCGTTGCTGCTGTCATCTCTACAACATCATTAATTTCTAATTCGTCTCTATCTACTAACCGAAGGGATAATAGAATGTCGGCATGGGCTGTAATTAGATGGGACAACCCTACGTTTTCAACTCCGTACTTATATCTCTTGTTTTCTTTGATGCCTTCACGGTTAGCCTGTGCAGCTGTTATAATAGGAATATTTAATTCTCTTGCAATAGCTCTAACCTCTTCAGTTACCTTACCAATGGTTTCCCATTGATCCTTACCCCTTCTCATAGGAGTAACTAAAGTTAAGTAGTCTAGAACTACTAGATCGAACTTGTGTGGGAATGTTGTGAGCTTTGACTTTAATAAGGAGGTACTGCAATCGTGAGCATCTATGACGTAAAACTTCCCAGGACGCGCCTTCTGCTTTGCAATGGTTTGCTTATAAATAAGTTCTTCACCTGGGGAAAGTTTACCATCCCGAATTTTACCACAGGAAAGACCTGAATCTCTTGCATCATATCTACGTTCTACCTGAATCTTAGGCATCTCCACTGAAACGTATAATACATTTTTATTTTGGACAGCATGAGCATAATAACCTATATTAGTAAGGGCTGCGCTCTTTCCTTCCTTTACACCACCGATAATAACCATTAATTGACCACCTCTAACACCATTAGTAACACTATCAAAAGAGGGCCAACCAATGTGAATACCCTTATACTTATCTGGATTATCTCTTACGTCACAATAATGAGTAAAGCGTTCATCAGCACTCTCATCAAGGAATCCTTCCCGTACATCTTCATGACCTGTTAAATCTAATTTAACAATTCCGCTCTTTAAGTCTGCGATAGCTTGATCTAGCTTTTTCTCTTCTAGGGAATTAACGGAGGAAATTAACATCCTCTTTAATTCTGCATTCTTAAAGTCATGCTTTATCTCATCAATAAGAAAAGCTAAAGGTCTATCTTCGTAGGTCTTTCCGATTAATTCAGTGTACAGTAGAATTATTTTTTGTTTCGAGTCTTCTTCTATCTTACTTTTTGCCAAGATAGATTGAAGCATACTAGCTGATATAAGAGAGGAATACTTATTGTAGAACCATAAGACTATCTCAAATAGCTTCTTATTAGTAGCTTCCTGAAATAATATAAGTTCTACTCTCTTTTCAAGAGCTTGTGTGATATCATTTTTAGATGTTAAAAGCTTACTTAAAAATTCCTTCTCAATATCCACGGACATTTAATTCTCTCCTATCGAGGCCATTCCCTGACGAAAGTCTACGCCTTTAAATTCAATAGGTAGAGTACACTCGTTCAGAATAGAGTATACCTCATCGCCGTATACATTTTTTACCTTGTCGAAGAAAAGGTTACTGGTAAGAACTGTAGTCATTAAATTATTACTTCGCTGTCGTAGTATATCATTGAGACAGGTAGCTACTAGTGAAGTGTTGGTTCTCGTCTCGTTACCAACTTCATCAATAACTAACAAGTCTACCCCCAAAATTATGTCGTTATATTTCTCTTTAAGCTCCTCATCCTTCCAACCGCCTGCGTACATATCAACACATTGGTCTAATGTCAAAAAATACCCGGAGTAGCCTTTCCATAGGGACTCCATTAGTACAATACATGCTAACCCCGTCTTTGCCAGACCTGTCGAACCATATAAGAATAAACCCATTCCGTCGTCTACATTCTTGTCTATAACGTTAAGATATTCTCCAACTTTATTACGCGAAGCTATCGTCTGTGGGTGGGATATCTGATTTAGAGTTAGGGTTCTGTACTTCAAAGGAATGTTAGCTTTATGCTTTTTAAACTCTAGACGATAATTATCAAGGCAGGAGCACGCATGATCTTTCCCGTGACACTTCGGGCACCTCGTGATAATTTTTTCTTTAAGCTTTAAAAGAAACTTCTTATCTCTTTCACTTAACACGATATTACCCCTTATATTCTAAAACGATCTTTTCCTTTTTTCCTATTTCTAAAATACAACCCCAAATATAGAAGACTTCATCGCGGCATTCTACAAATTCAGAACTCTGCCTCATCAACTCTCTGAATAATGTCTCGCTGATAATAATTCTTGAAGGCTTTTTCCCTTCATGGATAGCCTTCATAATAGTGTCTACTACCTTATTGACAATTCGTTTCATTTTTGTTTTTCAATATTCCAATAACAGGAACTGTTAAAAGATATTCATACAAACACTCATCACAAATATATCCTATATAATCAAGGGACGCTGCTCTCATTATATAGCGAACGTGTTCTACACAACAACGTCTCATGCATTGAGAACACTTCTGAACCGGATTAACTAAACAGCAGAGTCTCTCTGCTCTTTGAAATACTTTTCTTTCTGTGCCTTCAACCATGCTTTCATCTCGTCATCTAATTCTACAGCAGGCGTTTTTACTTTGTTCTCAGCTTTTCTCTTAGGATTTTTCTTACTCAGATAAAGATCAACTACTCCTAGAAGAAATTGAATATCGATAGGCTTAACTCGTTTGCGCTTGGGATATTCTACGAACATATCATCAATAAATTTAAAAATTCCTCTAATAGGTTTTCCTTGTTGATTGAACCGTCTCAGAATACCTAACATAATAGTACAGTCCCTGGCAAATACAATCTGGTATTCTATATTATTATTAACTTCACGAAACTTCTTCATGAAGTATTTTACAAAGTCTGTCGTATTATATTCTGCAAAAAGTTTATCTCGTTTTATAACCATAAAAGAAAAACTCCAGATTACGCGCTGGAGAACCGCGAGGAGGCAGCCTTGGAGATGGTATTTATGGGCGAGACATAAATACCGATTAAACTTATACCTTCTTTAGCTTGGAGCGACGAACGCTAACAAGATTGCGAACAGCCTTCTCCGTGTTATCGGGGAAAGAGGCTAGAACGTTCTTTACAATATCATCAGTGGCGAGACCATTCTTGAGACCGTCATCCACGATGTTAGACTTCTTCATCTTCTTCAAAGAAACGGGCTGTACAACTTCAGTTGTGGGGGTGGGTGTTACGTCGGACATTATAATCTCCTTTAATTCGTATTCTGGAGGAACCGATATTAGATTCCCTGTTTCACAAGACTTTACAATAACTTTGTTATCAGATTTTTCCACTACTTCAATCTGAACGCCAGATCGAGTGGAATAAGCTCTACCTATTTCTGATTGTTTTGCTTGCATGAAAATATTACAGTAATCCGACAGAAATCTTACTAGAGTTTTTCTTCTTTACAAAAAGGGCAATAATCTTTTCCATCTTTAGCCAGCCAGCCAGCACGAGTAAGAATAACATCAACTATTTTTTTGTCGTGAGCGTCATTCCCATTAATAGAAATTTTAATCTGAATCATGTCTGTACAGTCATCACACACAACTTGTAGATAAGGGCCGTCTCTCATATTAATCCCACCAGGTACGAATATATTTATATATGTATTTGTTAAAAAACATAATATCTTGGTTTCTTAAATAATCTCGGTGTTTATTAATTCTGTTAAACTCGACCTTCTGTACCTCATCCTTTAAATGGGGAATGAAAGTATAACCAGTCACGGGATCTTTTTCCATTCTATCAAAAATAGAACCGTACTTCTGAGTATAAAGATCATACTCATAGGTACAGTAGTCGTCTTTAATAAGTCTTTCTAGAATAAGCTCTACTACCTTCATTCTGCGAGCACATATCTTATTACTAGGAGAAATATCGCAGGTTTCCATGTGATCTCGCATGCGAGAAATCTTATATTTCAAAATTCTCCAGATACATATATAATCGTAGTCGTAGTCTCCCCAGAGTACTTTCCCCCACTGAAACCATCTAACTAGGAACCACCCTACTCTCCGGAAGAACCATATAATATTACGTACACGGTTGGATCTAAAATCGAAGATCGTTTTCATCTTTAATTTTTCGAATTTCAAATTCGGGTTCAGTCTTATAAATATTTAAACGGCTCTTCGCGTGCTTCCCTAGATATTTACAGTGATCATCGTAGATATCAACTATGGTCACTCTATTTTTCGTGGGTGTTTTTCTCAAAGCCCTTCCAATTAATTGTAATGAATCTACAGACGATTGATTTGCTTTGGCGTTAATAAGAACATCTAGGGAGGGGCAATTATGTGCAATTAATCCATTCGCGGATAACGAATGTGATTCAGGTAAAGTAACGTCATAAACAAAACCATCATAATGTGAGGTTTCAATAGTCTTAATCGGTACAAAAATATATCCTTCTTCGAAGCTGTAGTGATATTTAAATTTTCTCTTACTTGAGGAATAAACATTCATCTTGCATAAACTAGCTAGGTCACTTAAGTAAGGGCCCGATATATTAAGGCCGTAAGTGTTATTACTCTTCATAAAAATTATCGACCCATATATACCTTCACTGAGTAGTAAGTCACGAAGCTGCATTATTAATTTTTTAGACTGAGAGACATATCTTATTGTACCGTTACTGTATTTTTTACAGAAATGGCCGTCTCCCTGTATCATACCTTTAATTAATTGACCTTTACATTCGCGGGATGCCCCGAATACAAATGAAGGAATTTTCTTATTTACAGTTCTATCAGTGAGACTGTCAAATATATCTTTAAACCAAGATCTATGAAAGCGAATTACGGTACTATTTCCTTTTATAATTTTAATACCATTTACTCCAAGAATTCTCTTTCCTAACTGCATAATATCTTTATGATACTCTGTTTCTTTAGTGTGAAATGCAAAAGAAACTCTGCCTTTATCAGCATGCCCCTCACTAAGAAAAAATCCAAATAATCTATAAGTGTCGGGGTCTTCCAAATCCAGAAATCTATTTGTGGAGGAGTTTTCTCTCAGCCATACCTTTTCTTTGTCCGACTTAATATTAAATGTTTTTCTTTTCTGAAGCAAAGGAACAATATCTATATTTTTTTCTATGTTCTTTTTAAATATTGGTATCTTGACAGCAACTAGATCATTTAATTTTAAATCTTTGGCAAGAATCCATTCTTTTTTATAATGTTTCCAAAACGCATCCTTACAAGAGATAATGGAACATTTATGACAAATCGTATATGTCCCTGAATTCTTATAAATACATTCTTTAGAAGGTATCGCTAAAATGGGGTGATTCGGCGTTACTTTGAGGGGTAACATTCCAGCTGCTTTAATACTAAAAAGATCCCCTTTATAAGGTTTTTTAATAGTATTATCAACTTTTTCAAATGTACCACTCCCACCTAAAACGTAATCGCCCTTTGAAATATTAGCAATTTCCTTCACTCCCTGGGAAGTATGTACTAATGTTTCTCCATTAAAACAATCAATTCCTTCTCCGAAGACCGTTGTAGCTATAACAACATCTATCTTTCTGTCATTTAAATCAGCTAAAATTTGTTTTCGTTCCAACGAATCTATCTGTCCACTAGCGAATCTAACTTTACCGGGAACACACTCTTTGAGCATTGCTTCTAAAAGTTTGCCGTGTTCAATTCGCGTAACTGCAACTAGTGATGTCTTTTTTGCAGCCATGGCCTTTAGTACGGACTTTATAACAAGCCTATTGCGGAATATATTATTTACAACTTGCTGTTCATACATGTGAGGATAACCATATGCGGTGGGTCTACCATGATCAAACTGCCATAAATATATAGTTGGCTTGGATAAATAACCTCTGACTATTAAATCGGAAGCGGAAAGATCGACGCACCTAGCTCCAGTGTGAGCATCCAAGAGTATGTCAGCGTTATCCTCTCTAAAAGGTGTTGCGCTAAATCCTACACGGTAGTAAGCTTTTCCACATTCCCGCATTACCTTATCATAGATGTTACAACTACAATGATGTGCTTCGTCCACAATGACACATCCAACACGTTCAACAAATTGTTTAATTATCTCAGGCTTAGGAATAACAGTAATGTCATCATCTATATCTTTTACTCCCTTTAAAGAGCCCCCGTAGGCTTTATGAATTGTTTGAATCATTCCTACAGTAATTTCTTCAGGGTATACGATGCCACAACCAATCTGCCCTATTTTAACACCTAAACTGCTTTTAAAAGTTTGAACTAGCTGATGAAATATATCTTGTTTATGAATAAGCACAAGCGTTGGAATATTTAAACGACCAATTAGTTCAGCTGCAATTAAGCTCTTCCCACCGCCGGTAGCCACCCTTATCATCCCACGCTGCTTCTTTAAGATGGCATCTACTGCTTCCAATTGGTAGTCTCTAAGACTAATACCAATTAAAGGTATTGACTTACCTAACGAGGGCTTTTGTCTGAGATCAGACACTTTTAGCTCGACACGATTGTCAGCAGCTACTTCTCTTAAGATTGAAAAGAGTCCCGTGGGAAATGTTAAATGTCTTTTATTGAAGAGATGTTTGCGACCATCCCAATGCTTGTTCTGAAACTGTTGTGAAAAGAAAGCGCCCGGTATCTCATATGACATCCTCTGATACAGCGCCTCCCAAAACAGAACAGGTATTTCACCATTAACCGAGGTCAATACATTTTCTATATAAACGTTACATGTATATATTGGGGGTTGTGGCGGGGGCTTAGGAGGTTGAATTTCTTTCAGAATTTCCCCTAATTTTATAATCTTTCCCATCTTTTATATTACCTTTTTTCTTAATACTTCTGACACTGTTATACTATAAGAATTCAATTGTATTATTGTCATGCAAAAATATATTGTTGTTTATATTAAAGCTGTCGCGGGATTTCCTTCGGAAATGAGAGTGCTTTCTTTAAACCCATGGAATACGTACCAAGAACTAATTCGTTTTCCATCTGAAGATGCAAAGACGGTCGCTAATTTAATTCTTTCGCATCCTTCTTTGAAGGACAGAGCTGTTATTGCCAAGAATAAGACAAAGGCTACTAAACGTAAAAATCTTCGTGCGGTTCGCAAATAAACGCGATTTAAGCCTATATATGCAAGCTGTTGCCAAGCTGTTTATGTCGAGAAAATCATCGATAATTGTACCGTGTCAGAAAATGTGGCGACGGATTGTATTATTGAGTGCCGCAACATCGCAACATCGCAACATCGCAACAGCTATAGCTATAGCTATAATAATTTGAATTCAATTGGATTCTTAAATTTATCATCCAATTATAAATTACGGATTATATATCAAAAGATATATAATCCGGGAAAGCCCGGAACAGAAATCGTAATAGAAAAGGGGAATTAAATGCGTATTTTAAAGGAAATCAAGACGTATCCGATGCGAGGAGATCGTATAACTACCGAGGATATCAAGATTACCGATAAGATAGTTTGCGATAAGTGTGCGGCCACATTATGGGAAGCATCTCACCCGAGTCATAAGGATTTCTTTTCCTCGACGGCTACCTGGGGAAAGAAGCAGCTAGAGGACATTCACCTTTGTTTGGGGTGTTATACAGGTCTAGAGAAGAGCTTTACGGCGAAGGCTTAATATGATAGGTAGGGAAACCTTTGGTAAGAATAATACTGGTGAGATTAATATTCCGGAAAGTATTATAAGGTTAGCAAAGCGTAGTGCAGATAGGTCGTGTCACCGTTTCAGACTAGGTGCTGTTATATTTAATGGTCACAATGTAATCGGTAAGGGTTGGAATAATGCTTGCAAAACTCACCCGCGCTCTCCTACCCCGTATAATACTATACACGCCGAGTTCGCGGCGATAGCTGATGCCCTCTACAGCGTTCGTGGTTGTGATATTTATGTTCACCGACTATTAGCAGACGGGGCGCCTGGTCTTGCTAGGCCTTGTTCTAAGTGCTTGAAAATGTTGATTGATGCAGGGGTACGTAATGTTTACTTCAGTATTGAGGGAGAATAATCAAGCGGAGTAAATAGTAAGCTACTAAGAAATCCATTCCATTATAAGTTTCAACAACTTCTTTAATACCTATATCACCATCTAGAGATCTCGGGTCTCGCTGCCAAAAGAAATCTGCGCCTGGTCTTCGCCAGATAGGGAGTGGTTGTCTCGCTATAGTTTGTTTCTTAGAAAAATATCCCCAAGTAACTTTTGGTATGCTGGGATTGAAAGAATTAATCTTTTCCACCTTCTGCTTACCTCTATTAAATTCCGTATCAAATTCCCTTAATGTTTTTAGTGATTGCTTTCCCTGTTCCAGGAATTCTTTTTCGGTCGATAGTCTATACATTGCATAATAGAAAGGATTTCCATCCCTGTTTGTTTTCTCCCACAGAACATCAAAAGACTTCGTAAGATCTTTAATTAGACCATCATCCTTATCGACGAGTCCCTTCTCCGTTGTAAGTAACATTGTAAGACACATGTATGCAAGTACATCTTGATAAAAAGGATGTATCCATAAGAAATGAGTTTCTGGGTGGGTTAAGGCCCCTCTGTATGCTTTGTGTATCTTGTTATATTCTTCGCGGTAAATAGGCTTTTGTGTTATAGCATACGCTAGAGAAAATAGAGAACATAGAGCCGCAATTCTAATAGGGGCTGTTAGAAACCCCGGTTTAAGATTACCGAATTTGGGAGTACTTCCATCAGTATTCTTTAATATGTAACCATCTGCAATAAGTTGATCTGCAAGATCACTTATCATCTGCGTCACTAACGGATTCTTAAGACCTGTATAGTGAAAAGCCCATAGCCCAAATAGATGACCAATTAATGTACTCTCGCTTACATTATCAATATAAACGTATTCTCCATTAAAATAATACTTTCGGCTAGGATCTTTTGCGTATGGACCATTTATGCTGTCTGAGCCCCTAACTAACTTATTAGCTCCACTCAGAGTTTGTAGTTTATTCATTCCGAAAAGAGCTTGGAGTGTTGCTTTCAGGACTAAAGGTTCTGGTTCCTTAACATACTTAAAAGCACACATCGCAGTGTATACTCCCTGCCATATGCACATATCTCCTAAGTCGTTTCTACTTGCATGCCAGTAGAATTCTCTCTTCGGACCAAATAGCCAATTTGCTTGAATATCCTTCCAGTAATAGTCAGCTTTGACACGTAGACCCTTAGTATCCGCCTCATCAGTATCCCTAGTAAAAGGGTCAAAGGGACTAAAGCTTATGTTGATTTGATCTATTACTGATAAAGTGAGTCCCTTCAAGCAATCCAATAGATGAATCATTATAAGGTTACAGGGCCATTAATAGTAGCGTCAACTACGACCGTAGTTCTATTATCGAGGTTAAATACTCGAGCCTTCCACTGAGCCGCTAGTAGATTAGCTTTAGCCTTTAGCTCATTTAAGTCAATGTAACTTGTCATCTCAGTACCCGCAACAGGAACTTCGATTGAACTATATTTACCTGCTCCGTCTGTTAGAAAATAATGCACCATATAAGAAACACCCGCAGCCATACTACCCACAGTTTCAACTCCACCGTTAGCTACACCTAATTTCAAAGGAACAGCAGCTGTTCCCCCTGTTATCACAATAGAGCTAGTTGGGCCTACTGTTTCTGATGTAAGAGTATATTGAATCTTAATTGAATCGAAAGCGCAGATAAACTGAGTATAACCTAGAGCTCTAACCAGAGATTGAATATAATCGGCTACCATATCCCCTGTATGCATTGCATTAACAAGAATAATAGTTTGAGGAATCCCACCATCTACGATCATAGTAAGTGTTGCACCGGCAATTGTGACCGACGCAGCTGTTATTGCCGAGATGGACTTTCCCGCTTGCAGAAATGGATTCTCAGTTTTAGTTGTAGCTAAGATAGTATCTACAGGAGCTAAGATAGGACTAATACTTGGATTGCCATAAGATTGTGTCATTTATTTATTCCTCATTGAGTGTTAAAATTAAAGGTGATAGAGATTTTACCAATTATTTCTTAAGTAGAAGTCAATACGATTTCCTCCCGTATATTTTAATCCACCAGTAAGACCAACTTCTAAATTGAGTAGATGTAAGAAGTTCGGGGTTATATCATCAATATGACGTGTAATACCAGGACCAAAATAAACTGGGTTAACTTGAAGAGTCCCAGAATAACGACTCCAATAGACCCACTTCCAGTCTATTAAAGGCATTAGAGGTAAAGTATATCCATTAACACCGAGATTAAGTCCAGGACCTATAATTATACCAGAACCAAATCTAGAAGTAAATCCTTTGTCATGAATAATAACTTCCGGAGGATTATTTATATCCTCCATTATTTGGCCAAGCTCCTCTTTAATCTTTTGAATCTCTTCAGGAGTTTTGGCCTCCAGCAACTTTTTAACAAGCTCATTATACTTCTTTATAGCCTCGTCCCGCTTTTTAGATATAATTTCGATTTTACCTTCGTCGGGAACATATACTGTACGTATTTTTACTTTACCTCGTGCATCTCTTACAGCTTGTTGAAGTTTTCTGTTTTCAATGACAAACTTAGCTATTACATCATCCGGAAGGCTTCCCGCCATCTCCTGATCTGTTCTGTTTGCAACCTCTTTGTTATATAGATAACTAAATGCACATGCAAAACAGATAGCGATAACTAGAAGCAGTCGTTCAGTCGTTCTTATATATACTTTTAACGAATTAGTCAGAGCCTGAAATATCATCGGTTAACTCCAAAGGCTTCGCAGCAGTTCTCATTCCATTCTTCTTTTCAAGATAAGTAGTTACAACATATCCTGTAAATATGACCGATATTAGTCCACCATTAATAGTGAGAACGGTATTACCACATTTTTCCGCATAGAAAAGAACTAACCATATACTTGTCCAGACATGTAATGACAGATATACCCAGTTCCAAACGACACGAAGAGAATGTAAGTCCTTAACAAACGTCTCTATAAGACTATAGCTTCTTTTTCCAAACCATGCAACTACAGAAGAACCTATCATAGCTGACTCCTAAAGAGATCCATAGACCAAAGATCTCCTGGACAACTTTTCTGTTGCGGTACACTTAAAAGATCAAAAACTTCTCTATGGCCTATTACATCTGCAGCTTCAATATTATATGCTGACATAAATGCTCTGGTCAGAGAAAGACAATACTCCCATAACTCCGCAGAAGGAACTGTACTATCAAAGTTACCAATAGCACATAAACCTATATGAGTTTTATTGAACTCATTAGAAACTTTAGCTACGGCAGCATGAGCTCCCGCCATACTTAAAGGTCGTCCCCATCTAAAAATGAGTCTATTATCCTCTGATTCTACACCACCGTGATAGCCAACTGCCTGCCACGGAGGCTCAAAGAGGTGTCCCTTCCCTTCTTTCTTTAGCCTTTCAAACTCTTCTTTAGTTACGATGACACCATCAATTCTATAACTGGTATGATATTTTACAATACCATCCCAATTTTTTGAAACAGGATCATCCTTAGTAGCTGAATGATGCCACACAATCCCTTTCCAGGAATAAGAAGAATCGATAGCAATATTCAGCATTGGTTTTGTTATTGTATCCCTTACGGCGGGAAGTTGTAACTTTGGGGGAACATAGATACCCTCGGAAGTAGTATGCCAGTTTCCGTTAGCTAGAGACGCTAGAAGATATTTTAAGCTCTCAAACCATGTCATTTAAAGATACCTCTAGGATTTGTCATCACCAAATTCCAGGAGTACCCGGGTTAGTTACTCGATCGCCTATTGCTACTACAGCCACGTGCGCAGGATCTGTTGCGCTAGCATTAGCTAGCTGTAGTTGAGTATAAGTAGCATTCACCATGATAAAGTCGGTAATCTCGAAGTCTTTATCGATAGCATTTTGTGTCAGGGTTACTTGAATAGGTTTATCTGTTCTAATCCAGAGTGTCTTAGCTGTAGCAATACTTCCAATTGGAAGAACCGTTACAGTGGTAGTAGGATTAACGGTAAACGTATTAGCAAAGTAGTCGCCCATGCTAACATTAGCCGAAGAAAGGGATGGGTTAGCTAATAGAGTAATTCCCGATCCTGCAGTGGGAGTAATACCATTAATTGATATTGAAGCCGACTGTGAAACATTAATCATTTTTTATTTCCTCATTAGATTGCTTTTTCTTTGCACATTCAGGACATACTTTAGACCCACTAATAGAACCAGATGTTCTTCCTATCCATTTGTCACATCGAGGACAATAGTATCTATCTGTCAATGTAGTTCTCCTCAAAACTATTATTGCCACTCCACAAGGCCAGCAATACCCGCGTTGAAACTTACTATATAGTAATAAAGCGGTGGAACTACGAAAAAGAGTTTAACGGGACTATTATTAACATCAGGAGTGTGATAATCCGCAGCTACCAATGTAGTTGGAGGAGAAAAAGAATTACAATAGGCACCTCCGCTCGGATTCGAAGCATATCCTGACCAAGTAGATACAAAAAGAGGCTTTGTGGTAGATGTATTTTGATATACACTTCCAGAAGTACGTGAAGCAGTAGGTACACCTGCCCACGGAGCAGACGCATACTGAGATTGAGCGAGAAGAGGAGAAGCAACATCTTGAACAGATGCATCCGGGAATGTAATGCCCTGCTCAGTAAGAACAACTTTATTTACAAGACCTGTTGCAGAATCCTTAACTATAAATCCTGGTTGATTAAGAGCGGGAGGAATAGTAATTATAGTTGGTGCAGTTACATTTTTTGTAATGTCTACGTTATGATCAATAGTAACTGTATCTGTAGCAGAATCTCTTAAAAGATCATCTGACCCCGTTACGCCAAATAAACGAAGATCAGCGACGTTAGTGAAGTTGCCCGGACCTGCCCCATTAAAATATGTAAAGGAGTATAATACAAAATCTGTTACAGGGGTAATGATAGGTAGTGTAGCAACGGTTCGTGTTTCATACACTCCAGTAGGGGATCCAATTTTAACTAGATATTGATCAGTAGTAGTCGGCCCCTGCAATTTGATAGTTTGAGTTACAGTGTCTAGTACAATTTTGTAATTACCACTGCTACAAGGAGTACCATTATCAACCAAGAAAAATTCGTGGAGACTTCCTATATTGGTAGTTGAGGATGTGAAAGTTTTACTTTCATTCCCCGTACCTTTGATATGTACAATTTCAGAAGAAGTTAATCCGAAGACACGAAAACTATCCCTTCCATATGTAGGATATCCAGCTCCCGCGGCAGGCTGCACATTTCCATAAAAGCTTGAAGATGTAGATAACTGATCTCCTGCTATACCGGCGCTATGAAAATATTGTTCATGCGACTCTGTTGTTTTTCCAGTAAGTCCTAAATCAATAGCAGAGAATCCGTGAGGATTATTCGGCGAAACTGTTCCCACACCTACCGCACGCACGTGCTCTTCGAAAGTTACAGTCTGTCCTGGAGAATATACAGATGTTACTGGATATACAGGAGGAGCCGCTACTATAGCCTTAACATTGTCAATCTTAATAAAAACAGGTGTTAAATCCTGTCCACCAGTTGCACTAGAAAAGATAATGTTACCAGGTGCAATGGACCCCGCACCTGTAGGAATTCTATTTACAATTCCAATAAAGATCCAAAGAGATGGATCAGTAAATCCGGCAGCGGTAAGAACAGCTGTCGGACTATCTGATGTGTTGTTGTTAGGAATTACTATTATTTGATAACCATCATTTATGGTAGTAAATAATCTCTTATTAGTTATTTTCTGTAGTGTGAATATACTAGTATCTACCACTTCTAGATAAGAAATAAAAATGTAATTTGCTTTAGGTGTCCCTGAAACCATTCCATACGTAGAAATAGATTTAGAACCAGATATCTGTGGAGCAGGAATAAAATTATCAATTCCATCATCAGCCTTAGTTAAAGGGCCGTTGGGATCATCATTTACTATAGTAGGATCTCCGGAAGAGTAGTAAAGGCTACTATTATCATATGCATTTACATAATTGACACTGTCATTAATTATAATACGCTCGCCTACAGAGCTATACGCTACGCCCGTTCCTATATCTACCCGAGTAGGATCTAAAGAGTTAACAGTAATATTAAAGGGACGAGGCTCTGCGAGCACCTGCGACTGAGCTACAATACCCGTTTGATAAAGATCCGTCAATCTTTCACGGATAGCATCTTCTTTAGAAGACTGTGCTAAGGAAAGATCTTCCTTGAAAATAGGTTGATCCGATTGAAAATTTTCTCTTTTCATGAGCTATACCATTTACTTGTATTCAACTACTGTGAAATATACTGTAACAGTTCCAGCACCGGTACTACGACATTGACTAGCGTGAGCAGTTACTGTAGTAGTGTTAGTTAACTCCACACTTGCAGTAGTATCCACATTACTGACTGTAGTAGCTACTGTGGAAGTCATCCCATTAAAAATCACAAATGATTTAGATGTAGTAACTGCGGTGATAGTAGATGTATTAGAAGAAGTATTATACTTGTTTGCGGTTCCCGCGGGAATCGTAATGACAATAGATCCCTTTTGAATAGAATTAACAACTGTCATACTTGCAGGAGTAGTAACTACAGTATAAATATCATCAACTACGGTTTTAATTTGTTGTGTCTTACTCAAAACAGCTGCAAATAGACTCATGTAATATACCCCGTTAAGCTATACTTTCCGTTATTGAAACGATGTTATCAGTTGCATCATACGTGAAAGTAGAAGATAAAACCTTATTCCCGGTACGAGTAGTTACACTTGATATTCTGGAAAAAGTATCATAGGTAAGAATAATTTCAGTATCAGCTAATCCCGTTGCAGTTAATGGCTTCCCAATAGTAGCTGAATCTCCAGAAACAACTATTTCTCGGAGAAGACCTGAATCAGTTGTTCCATTTATAAAACCTAAAACAGTATTGTTAGCATCAATGCTCAAGGAAGTTTTTGTAAGCAGCTTAATAATGTCTCCTCCCACGGCTTCTGTACCACCATTAGCGACACCTATTTTAAGATCCGCTGCAATGTTATTAAGGCCTATACCATCAGTAACAATTACAGAACTACCCACTCCACTTATACCCGAAGTAAAGGTATAAACTCCCGTATCATACACTGCAGTAAAATTGTCATAAGCACCCTGTTTAGCTAGGGTAGCTGCTGTTAATGTCCTCACAGCTGTTTGAATAGCCGCAGCAATAAGTGAGCCAGTTGTTAACAAAGTTGTTGTAACTGAAACAGTCTGAACACCATCGTCATTAAGATTAACAACAAACGTCCCAGGTGTAGTATGCGCTGAGAGGTCTGTTGAGGGGGTTGTATCAGAAATACTAGTTCCTATTAAACCTTGTGAGACCCTAACAGCTAATATGTCTGAAACATTAGTATTGATTAATGAAGTAACTGAATCAATAGGCTGATCAGCAGGTAAAGCTGGGAATGTATATACTACTGGAGCTCCGCCATCGACGGTAACACTTAAAGAAGTTCCACCAATTCCTATATATTTAACAAAGCCCGCAGATTCGACTGCTGGTTGATTTCCCGTAATAGATGCATTATAAAGAGTATAACTCCTATTACCAGTAGCCGCACCAAAAGTAAGGCCATCTAACAACTCCATTCTTAGATTGCTTGAGGATGTGGTACCAAATAGACGAAGGTCTGTAGCATAAATAATAGAGGCGTCGTGAAGACCTAAATTAGTAATCGTCCAGTAAACTGACGCTAAATAAAATCTATTTGGATCAGGGATTGCTGCACCAAATACTTTGTCAATAACCTTTGTATCCTTCCTCACAAAGAAAGAATAAGTTCCCTCAGCAAGAGGTACTCCTCCACTATCAACAAATCTAAAGTCGACATCATAAGGAATGTCCGCGTTAGAGACAACAGTCCCTTCTATATTGATATATTCACCATCACCTAAAGCCTTAAAAGTTATAAGGTTAGCATAGTCAGTCTGAGAAATAGTTATTACAGGAAAAAGCGCTGATAGCGTTGTTCCAGGTGTAGGTGAAACTATACCAGAATCATTTAAAATAGCTCCCAGCTCTTCAATCCCTATGATGCCTAGATCCGCGGCAGTTAGTGCATGAGGATTAAAAGGAGTAATAATGCCCGTGCCTCTCGCGTTAGAATGATCTTTAAAGGTTGCACCAATACCTATTCTATAAGTAGACGGTCTAGCTACTACCTCTATATTAGTAGCTGCTCTCTTAGGTTGTATTCGTCCAAACTGCCTGTTTACTATTTCTCTGTCATATACTACTACAATAGAAGCACTGGCATTAGAAATATCAAAAGTCAATACACCTGTAGCAAAGTCGACAGTGAAAGCATTTGGTCCCACTGTAGTCGAATAGGTGAATCCGGAGATAGTTGGTATACTTTTCGGAATAAAAGATAATGTAATTGTAAATGGTCCAGAAGCAGGAACCGTTGTAGAAGTTGATTGACTTACAATACTGTTAGTTGTTGTAATAGTTGTAACCAACCCTCCAGATAGAACTACAGTACCAATCAGAATAAATCTAGTTGGGTCAGGATTTGTTCCTGTAAGATTTGTTTGAATTTCAAATCCATCATTCGAATTAACAAATAGTCTTTCACTTGTAAACTTACTAAGGGTAAAAACCGCCGGGTCAATAGTTTGAAGATAGCCTAACCAAACATAGTTCGTTCCATCTACCAAAGTACTTATATTAACCGAGCCAGATGATTGAGGTGTTAAGGTAGTCCCACCAATTCCATTGTCAGTTGTAGTAGTAACATTAGCTGCATTATAAGAAATAAGGGAATCGATTATAATTCTCTCACCCACGGGAGAAAAGGCAGTACCCGTAGTAATAGTTATCTTACCCGCGCCGGCATCCAGAATATTTAGCGCTTGAGGCTCCAGCGACAATTGAGAATCCTCGAGAACACCTACACTACATAAATCTAATAGGCGATTTCGGATAGAATCTTCTTTTGTGGACTGTGCCCTTTCCAGATCTTCCTTGAAAATTGGCTGATCGGGATACCAGTTCTCTTTTTTCATGGTTGTGCCTTAAGGATTTGTTATCAATACAAATCGTGTATGAGCCGGAACAATTTGTTTAATTAAGAATGAAATTATACTTAGGTCCAGAGTAAAGCCTGCCGGATTATTTAAAGTTATCAAAATAGAGAATCCAGTTTCAGTTCTATCATAGATGTTAGGTGTATATGACGGAACGGTCGGAATTGTAGGATAGAGTGCAGGCTTTTCTGGTACATAGGTATAAATAGTATCTGTTGCATTATACAAGATGTAGAACGGGCCTTGCCCCGAATTAGCTGCATTAAATGTGACTTCACCTGTTGTAAAGTTTATTGAGTATTCTCCCACTGCAGGAGTAGAACTATAAGGCGAAGGTACAGATAATCCTGTTGTCTCAGTACCCCCGTTAGCAATACCTAATTTTAAATCAGCTGCTGCGGTGCCACCTAATATAACTACAGTACTCAACGTTGAATCTGTTCCAGATGCAAGAATATACTGAAGTGTCGCTGGTACAAATTCGACTATAAAATTGTCAAAAGCTATTTGATTAGCTGGAGTAACAGCTGTGAGAGCTTGTATCTTCGTTTGTATATCAGTAGCTATATCAAAGCCATTATTATCTATTGCTAGCGTAATAGTTTGAACTCCATCTCCATTAATATTAACAAAGAGAGTCTTTACTGAAGCTAGGGCAGTAGCAGCTCCAATTGCAGAAATAGATGACCCTCTAACAGAGGGAAGATTCCTAGGTATTTTCGATAATGTTATTTGAAACGGAAATAATCCTGGAACCGTAACGGTTTCACTCGTAGTCGTCTCCGCTGCTGTAATAAAATTAGCTAATTCTGAAAAAGGAGTAATAATAGGATCTACTCCCGTAAATGATCTACCAACAAACTTGATTGCGTTATAAGTCCCACCGATTAAAGAAGCCCTCCACATCGATTCAACAATATATCTATAATCAGTAAACTCCATTGAGTTTGACTTTAAGAATCCAAACTTTCGACCATACACATCATAAATACGCGCGTCACGCGTTCTCGCGGTTAAACCATCTTCCTGCGTCAGTGTCATTTCAAGATTAAGTAGATCAAACTCATTACCCAACATTTCATAAATAAAAGAAATATTCTTCGTTCTCTGACTCAAAGGTTTGAGAGCTTCTTCATATGGATAAACATGTCTATCAGGAAGTCCATTAATAAGATCATCAGCAGCTGCACGAGTTGTATCTGGTAATGTTTGTAAGGATAGAGTAGACGACCAACTCGTAAAAGTTATTGGACCAGATTTTGATCTCACTCTTGCATAGAATGGAATAGAATCATCTGTTCGAACGTAAATGGGTATGCTAAACCCTTTAACAACATTGCCTCGATGAAATTCTAAAATGTCTGTACTACCAACATCCACATATATAACTCGAATAGCAGCGCCGGCATTCGCAGCGTTGAAGGTTAAAATACCTGTAGACAAATCAACAAGATATTGACCGGCTGCCGGAGCAGTAGCTACCGGAGTAAACTTTGTAGTTCCACTCTCTACAACGAGAATTCTCTGAGGAATTAAACTTAAAGTTATAGTGTATGTAGGTACAGCCGGAATTGTGAAATCTTCTGTGCTAGTAGTATATGTAAATAAATTAACAGAATCAAAAGTAGAAACTTGATCTATTTGTAATTGAAAATCTAAATCTTTAAGAGTTGAAGTGAAAAAATTCTGATCGAAGGTCCACCTAAAAGTATAGATGTTATCCATATCAGTCCTAGTAAAATCTAGAGAGATAGGAACGTCTACACCTGTAGGTGAGAAGAAAGATCCAGAACCGTAAAAAGTACCGTCGCCGTAAAAGCTCATGTTATCCCAGTATTACGATTGCTGTACCATTAAATCCTTTGAACTGACCGTCTACAACATTAAACCACATAACACCCGCATCAGTTGGGCCTAAGGAAGAAACGAAAGCCGTTTCATTTGGAGTAGTAGTTGAATCAATTGTTTGTAGTTGTACCCCTCCTGCATTTCTTACCTTGAAAAGAGTTGTCTTATCTGGAAATACATCATCTGTTGAAAGAAACTGCCAAGAATAATTCCCCACAGCTTCATACCAGACTAACTGTGGATCTTTATTAGCTGCATAAGGAAATACCCGTTGAACCTCTATTCCTAAATAACTAGAGGTCGGCGCCGCCGATCCACTATTAAGAAGAAGTATATCATCTGTAGTTTTTAAGATTTCAGTAACAGTTTCGTTGATTACTGAAACGTTTAGAGTCCCAGTAACAGTTACATCTCCAGGAAATGTAAAAGTTTGAGTCGCTGGGATATCCGGAACGATTCCATTCAACTTTGCATAGAAAGGAGCAAGAGGCGTTATAATATTATTGATGTGAGCAGCATCAATTACAGAGCCTATTCCATTATATGAAATAACAGCTTTCTTTCCCACGTCTCCAGTAAAGAAAGTAATTATCCCCGTGATATAGTCTACGGAAAAATGATAAGTACTGGGAGTTGAAGAAAAAGTTTCAATAAAGGGAACAGCTGTATTCTGTTCAACAATAGTCACACCTGTTGGGATAGTGTTACTTAACTTCTGAGGGGCTTCTCTCAGAAGAACTGTCCCTGAAGCAGGAATAATATAAGTCTCTATGTAAGGCTGAAAGGAAGTTATAACTCTCTTATCATGAAGAGTTAACAAAGAATCAGAACTTATTTCAGCTGGATCAAGATCAAAAGCCATACTTGAATCTCCCGTTAAACAATTACGAGAACATCTGGACGAGCATATTCCGTTCTAGAAATTAAAATGTCTGTTACAGTTATAAATGCGGGATCTGTTGGTCTCTTTACTTCAATTAGCAATGTGGTCGTATCTACAGAGTCAACTCCAGGAGTATTTTGAATGTTAGTAATAACATCAGATCTGTCAACTTTTTCCCCAAGCAACTTACTATTTAAAAGATTACTTAAGTTAGTCGTTGCTTCTGTAACTACGTCAGCGTGAACATATCCAGCTAAGTTAGTAATAGAAGCATTAACTTTCACTAAAACTTTAACTGCTTCTCTCACTTCAACATCAGTACCTATAATCTTAGTGTCATCAGAATCTAGAGAGGATTGTAGACTCGTCACTAAACTATTAACCTCATACAATACGCTAAAAGAACTACCTACATCAGGATAAGGACCTCCCAAGAATCTTATCTTTGTTTTAGCATGAGTAGTCCCGCCCGTTAAAGATGTGGTATCAAAAACTACTGAATAATGAGTATCTTTAATAAATGTAAAAGCTACGCTACTCGCAACGCCTGTAATAGTATCTCCTACAGCAACAATAGGCTGCTGACTCAAAACATATTCAAGTGCATCTGCTGTAAAGGTTCTAGATTCAGTAACTTCTTGGAGAATTTGTCCAATAATAACTACATCCGCTGCATTTCCAAATTGGTCACGTGTTAATTCAATATCACCAGGTCTTACCATTAAAGAATCAACTACTGAGGCATTCTGATTAATTAGTGATAAAATACCGTTTGCAGTTCCAATATTATTTCCTACAAGCTTAGTGTTAATACGACTTAATAAGACTGCGTCTGTTTCAACGTCCGCACCTCCAGATGTTGAAAGAGTGTTAGTAATAAGTAAACTCCCCGACAGAGACGTAACTATAGTATCAATGGCACCCACCGCCACATTTCCAGAAGCGCCTGCTTGAGTAGCTTGAATAGGAACATTTAACTCAAAATATCCCGTAACAGGATTAAAATAAGAATCAGCATTAACCGCCAGAAAGGTACGTGTAGTAGTTGTCTGAAACGTTATAATGTCCGGAGATAAAGTAGTTGGAGAAGTACTAACTTCTGTACTAATAGGAACAGAAATATCAGATGACGCTGTCGAAAAGGTTCGAAGACGAAATATTGCTGTACCTGATGACTGAACTCCCGGCTCGCGCGTTAGCCCTATATTATTAGCATAAGCTGTTAGTTGATCAGATGTCCAAACAGTCGCATCAGTTAAGGTTTGTTGTATTTGAACATCATTTATAGAGGTATAGGCTGTATTAAATTCGTTAGCTGGCGATTCAATTACAACGTCTCTAGTAACAGTTCCTTCCAGCGTTGAGAGCGCAGGAATTTTTGTTGCTATAAAAGCTATAGCTGTATCTATGATCTGACCTAAAGTTCTAATCATTGTTTTAGCCCTATGTAAGCTGTAAGACTAGAGAAGCAACAGACCTACCCGTTTTTGTAATAACATTGAAGCTTACGTCTATGCGGTCAATAGCAGTTTGTTGTATTCTCATAGAAGTTAAAGTATCAACTTGTTCATCTAAATTAGAATTATTTCTATTAATAAATTGATAGATACGAAGGGCGTCAATAATTTCTGTCTTAATCTTAGCCCTTAAAAAGTCTATTTCCAGATTGTTACCAATTAAAGATTGTAGTCCAGAACCATATAACGCAAAGAAGGTATTTGCCCCTTGCTCGGTCACAAGAATCTTTGCAGTTGATTGTTTAAGACATTCAACGCCCTGTACCAATGCAAAGTCGCCATTTTGTACTAAAAGGTCGTTTTCGCCCTGACCCCAGAATGTCGGAGACTGTCCAACATGGAGAGGATTATTTGAGTCTTTTTGAGTTCGTAGATATAAATCCATAATTATAATTTTGAAGAAGCTTCTTTCACCAGATCATCTGTATACTTAATAGTAGTAGTAACTAAAAATTGTAAAAATTCAATCTGTATTTTTAAAAGATCAATAAGAGCTGTTAACTTTTCTACTTGTTTCACTCTTCTTCGTATTTCAAATTCAAGGCGTTTAATCTTATTCTTGTAAGAGTTATATCCTTTAACATATTTATTATTACTAAGTGCTGAAGGCATCGACGGTTTAGGTATTAACTTTTTAATTGTTTTTACAACAAATTGAACTGGAGGACAATCAGCAAATTCTTTAAAGGGATATTGCCCGCCAAAATTCCCACCAGTTACCTTACTTGCTGCCCCCCTGTATAAACTAATTGCGCTTGATGTTAACTGATTAAGAAGATTTAATTGATTTACTAAAAGCTGCACAGCTGTAAGAGTCGCGGTAGCAGTTGATAATAGTCCGTTTAAAAAAGAAGTAAACTGAGATAATAAAGCTGGATTTTTAGCTAAAAGTATGAGAAACTGCTTTAAACATAACAGTTTAGCCAACCCGTCAAAGGCGGCTAGAGCAACAGTAGCTACTGCCCCATACTGTCGTTTGATCTCTTTTACCTTAGTATCTAATTCTTTTACTATATCTTCAGCCATTAGCCTATACTCGTTATAATACCATTAGTTACCATTACAGGTCCACTTAAAGAAGCAAATGATCCGGTAACTCCCGGAAGAGTTCCAACAAGTAATGTCCCCGGAGCTATTGGTAATGATACTATTCCTAAAAATTCAGCTGCCCCGCCTACAAAAAGATTACCAGTAATTTCTGTAGCACCTACAGTAAGAGTATTACCTACAAATGTAGATAGTCCTTCTACAGTAAACGCCCCCGAGAAGTTTATAACAGGAGCAACTACAGCGAAGGCAGCTTCTAACATTCCGATAAAAGTAGGTCCCACAATCTTCGTCCCTAAAGGATTAATAGTTAATTCGGATGCAGCTATCATTGCTCTTAAAGTAATCTGTGGGGCTAATGGTGTCGTAATTCCTGGAATAGGATTATAAGAAATTCCAGAAAGAAGGACCAAGTTAAGAGGATCAGTTATACCTAAACTTATAGCGCCACCGGAAGATACATCTCCTATTTCTATTCTACTTATAAAAGTATCTAAAACAGGATCTTTATATCCCCAGGTAGATGTAGTCGCTCCCAGTAAATTAGGTCGAATAACAAATGCATGTGTTCCAGTAAGAAGACCCGTTCCTTGAATTGTAACAGTGTTTCCAAATATATCGACGGAGTCAGACGAATCATTTACAGATATCTGATTAGCCATCGTTCCGGAATATAAAGAAACATCACCGCAGTTTTTAGCCCAGAATAATCCTCCCTCTGTCGGAGGAAAATCATCATCATTGCCTGCAGCTTGTATAGCTACTTCTCCGGGAAGAAATGTTTGCTCCCCAGTCTCTATTTCATCCTCTGCAGTATCTCTATCTATAGGAGAAGAAACTGGAGTTGGATCACTCAGTAGACAAACGAATTTAGCAATAGAAGCAGAATCACAATAGAATAAAATTTTTGAGCCAATCTTATATTGTTCTTGGCGTGAAACTGTAATGGGTAGTTGTACTTCCTGAACTTCGAAGCCCATTGTTGTTTGAACAGAAAGGGAGGTTGAATTATCAGAAGCCCCTTTTTGTGGGCGATTTATTCGGGATACATACCCTTCGAAAAATTGAATCATTTATTTAGAATACCAGGCTCCAGGTAATCCTCCATTGGGCCCCAAACCTGGATCGTGACTAATCATTTTAGCTGGAGACCCTGGAGTAGCTGGCTTTATTTGCTTCAAAATTGATTGCATGACCAACGCTTCCTTAGTGGGCGCTATTTTAGTACTTGGAGTAGATGGTTTATCATCTACAGAGCCTCCAAATTTTTCAATGATGTCACTAAGATAAGGTAGCTTCCTAAAAGGTTCTCCCGAACCAACAGCATCCCTTACTGCATGTAGACTAAAGGATGTAGTATATGACCCGCCAACAACTAGATTTTTTACTACACTTGTAATATAACCAAACTTACCTTTCTCAAAATCAAAGTAGGTTTTACCTACTTGTATACTGGGATCACCAACACATTGTACTTCCCCATAAAATCTATTCATATTTTTAAATTCTAAAAAGAAACGACAATACTCAAAAATACCATTAAGATAACTAGTAGTAGTCAGACCGGAAGATTTCAATTCTTTTTTAAACGGTTTCATTCTTACGTTTGGATTAACCTGAACAACGTCGGTAAAAAGACCATACTGAGAGAGAATCTTCCCATTAGTGTAGTGATAGTATAAAAATGGAGCAACTAGTCCAATTAAATCTACACCGGGGCCGGCTATGTGTTGTTTTGCTATAAAATTATAGGCGTCTTCAGCATAAGACGTACGTATTATATTAAGATGAATAGAAGAAATCATATTTCCCATTAGATGATTTGGATCATAGGGATCGGTTTCATTCCACTGGGGAGCTCTAAGAATGATTCTTCCTCCAGGAGTTTCAAAGAATTCTAAGTAAGACGATGTTTTAACATCATTCATTATTTCCCAAGGAGTCTTCATCTCAGGAATATAAGAACCCAGCGAACTATTTAAGAATAGAAAGTAAGGTTTAAAACCCTCTGTTCTTTTAAAGTCAACCATTTCAAGAGTACTTCCACCGGCAGCATCACATTCTTTTTGATGTTTGGTAGTTTGGTGAATTTGAAAATTCGCAGAAGCGTACGCCGCTTTCGTCGGTACCCTTACATTAAACTTACGCATGCGCATTACATTCGCATATAAAAACATAGGTAAGTTAAATAATAACTTACTGCCCTCCAGATTTAAATTACCATTTTTATTTTTATATTGATTAAGAAAAATCATATCTGAGATATCAAAAACGGCCGCGATCTCTTCAATACCGTCCAAATTGCTACTATCTCGAATATACGGTCCATTTAATAAAGCATCTCTACTCTTATAAAATGTCAAGTTCTTTTCAATAGCCTCCTTTTCAGCCGCCGCTTCATGAAGAGCCTGAAGTTGCTTACCCAAAATAACTAAAATCCCCTGGGGTGGAGTAGTATCCGTAGCAGGAGTTTCTATGCTAGAAATTGCCCGGTCAACAAAAGTTAAAAGTTCCACTACACCGTTAGAAGGAGAAGACAAAGCTGCATTATTGTAATCCGATAGATAGGCTTTCAAAGTTGCTATTTTATTATAAACGGTATTACTCATTGGAACAGTAATGGGGAGTTGCCGGAAAAGGAGTTCGGGTGTAGCTTCAGGGGGCTGAAAGATTACTAACTCCCGAGTCTTAGTAGTTACGACGCTAGGACGATAAGGAGTAGGGCCAGCCAGATTATCCCCTCTATTTTCTGTAGTTTCTATAGGCAAATCAGGATAGGCCAAGAGTGTATCTATTTTATTAACTAATGCTGTAGTATCAGCTATAAGATTATTATTTTGTAAATTAGGTGTTAAACCCGCTTGTGTAAACAGTGGTCTAATACTTTGCAAAAAAGCTAAAAGACCTGCGGCATTATTATAAGAAACATCTTCTTTGCGAAGTTCCTGTGTAGTAAGTATTCTTGCTGCGGTAGAGGTCTTACCTAAGTCTCTTATCTTGAGCTTGTATACACCTTCAAGAAGCAATTCTAAAATTTCATTTGGAGCTAAATCTGCAAATAGATTTTGGAAGACAGTAAAGAGGTCGTCTCCCATCGCCTCAGCAGCATCGAAGATAGTCTTCTGCCAGATTGTCGTATTAAATAACCGACGTGAAGCGGCAAATAATCCAAGACCACCCTCTCCAGTAATATTTAATAGATTAACTTTTCCAGAAACTTCCATGGAAGATTTCTTCTTGACAAATCCAGTAAACTCTGGTTCGTACAACGAGAAATATTGGTCAACCACCTCAGGAATTACCTTCTGCAAAGGATAATATAAAAAGTTAGCTTCCTTATCAAAGAAATCTGGATCCATTTGCAATAAAAGATCTTCAAAGGATGTCGGAGAAATAGGCCACTTATAAACAAAAATGCTTAAAACATCATATTTCTGTACCAAATCACTTAAAGCAATTCCATCGACCTCCGGATTAGTTATGCTCTTTAGAAAAGCTATTCTTATTTTCTCGCTTGTATCTAGTTTAAATTCATCTTGAAGAATTTGTACACCGTTCAAGATTGAAACAGCACGAAACGGAGCACCTTCGAAATAGATTTTTTTACTTTCAAGGAGCTTTATAAGAGATTCATGAGGTGACAATCCCCTAAAAAGATCAATACAGCCCCTTCTAACAGCTAAATCTTTAATTCCCCTTAAACGAATTGCCAGCTCTATCCGGTCAATATCTCTATCGTAATGATCCCCATCATCAACAGATTGATAAGTAGCTATTCTCTCAATTAAAATATCAGGATCTAATTCAGAAACTAATTCCCCAGAAATAGGATCGTTATTACGGTAGCTTCTGCCTTCGGGAGATATTGGGGCTGTTGGAACTGTTGGAGTATATTCTTGAACTGGACCTACAAAAGTTCCTTGAGAAGGCCCTTCAGGACCCACAGGACCCGATGACACTTCCTCTGCGTAGTTTCCTTTTTCGTCAGGAAAAAAAATAGGGCGTCTTATAGCGTTTGGCGTATCCATCCTTAGTTGATTCATCGGAATAATGACATCCTGTAATGAAACAACCCAATTAATAGTACCAGATGATAAATCTTGTCTTGTATTGTAGCTAGTTACAAATTGTGAAATATCAAAACGAGAAAGATCCTTTGTGTGTAAGTCGTGAGCAAATTTAACAACTTTAAATTGGGAGCGATCAGCAGCTAAACCTGCTGCAACTGCCTTTGCTGCGTCAACACTGCTCTGACTCTTCAGCAATTCTTTATCTAAAGTGTTTAATGTAGCTATGGCGCGATTATCTAAGAAGTAAAGAAGATGTGTAATTGTAGCCTCGGTAAATTTATCAAACCTTCCCTTACCACTCCCTACCCAATATGAAACAGAATATTTAATATTATCAACTAGAGCTGTCCAATCATTAGTAAGAGGAGAATAAGTTAGAACACCCGGCTGTCCTTGTACAGGCGTTTTCTTTATTGTAATCGAAGAAATATTTTCCGTAGTTATTACTAAGTATTTGGTACCGGCAACATCATTCCAAGATAGAAAAGTTCTATAGACGACATCCAGTCTTTCTATTAAAGGTTCTATATGAATAGGGCTATAAGGCAGAACTAAATCATTAAGTGCTCGCTGAATATTCTTCAACTCCTTACTTAAAGTAGCAATGTTTACACGCAAAGTTTGCGCCTTATTAGCAACAGTCCTTATAGCATTATAATTCGCCGTAGCTGCTTTAATGGCATCACTCTGCATGTCAGGGCGTACTTTACCCTTACCAAGTTTGGTAAAATCGGGCGAGAATTTATAAAGGTATGCTCTTACCTTTAGATATTGAGCGGCATCAAACGTCGATAGCTGTTCAAACGTTGGTGAGGTTTCCATTTAAATAAATTTTCCCAGAGTCTTATTTAGTGCGTTTGAGGCTCTCGCAATAGGTGCGTTAATATTTTCTTCAAGGAAATCTTGAGCTTCTCCAACAATACCACTAGGCTGAAGAGAAAGATCGTGAATATTAAAAGACTGTCCAGCTAATAACTGAAAGTTAATTTCGTAAGGAAATCGTAAGAAATTATCAAGAGAGTGGCCTACTGTCAAATTAGTTATAAAACCTTTATAAGCGGTTAACTTATAGTAGAGCTCGCTTAAATTATTTGTAGTAGTATATTCAAAGTTACTCTTAAGAGATAATAATTCACTATATGCGGATTCTCCCGCTGACCAACCAGTAATAACTATCATCTCAGGCTGACTATACCAAATTTGATATATGATTCCTCCTTGAGTTTGGAGATTTCCATATACCAAAGGGCTTGTAACTCTGATGCTTCTAGGGTTTACAAGAAACTTGACGCCATTTATAATTAACGGAAATTTGGTATTAGACATAATTAGGGAACGCGACCCATGTTATTTTGGTTATCCTGACTATTAACTATATGCTCCAGCCCTTTGTATGTAGCATATCCTCCAGCAGCAAACGCCCCAGCAAATGCAATAGGTGGTCCCGCTGTCGCAAGTAACGCAGCACCCCCAGCTCTTATAGCAGATCCAGCACCTAATGCTAGAGCAAGCTGTGTAATAGCCGTCCCCGCGTGCACAGCTCCAGCAGCCATAGTACCCACATCTCTACCCATCCAAGTACCTAATGCACCGGCAAGAGGGCCGGCTACTATCTGCATTATATTCTTTGTATGATTCTCAATCTGCTTGAGAGGCTCTATCATATTTGTTAACTTCTCGATACCAGCAGCTGTTCTCTTCTGAGGGTCACCTAACTCAGCTAATTTGTCATGCATACCTTGTTCTGTTAAAGCTGAATTCTCCATTACATTTCTAAGTAAGAGAACCTCTTTAGGTGTAGTGGCATTTATACCCAGAAGTTCAGATACTTTCTGGGCTGCCATAGATTGAGTAGCAAAGTCGCCCGGCAGTGTAGAAGTTATCTGATCAAAAACTCTTCTTGCGCTCTCAAAAGGCTTATCAAAGAACTTACCAAAATCTTTTTCCCCTATAGAAGTAACAGGCATACCTGTCGCGAAAGACATTATACCTAATGCCTTATCCATTGGCATTTGACCTAAACCAGTAGCAATACGTTCGGCCATCTGTGCAATTTCTACCTGCGTGGTAGACTGACCTAATATTGTAATATCTCGAGAGAAGGCAGCCATAATGTTGGTGGCTTCTCCCAGATCTGCGCCTACACCACGGAGAGACTTACCCATATTAAGTAAGTGGTCCCCAACTTCTTTTGTATGCATCCCGGTCTGCTGAGAAAGGATGCTAGCTTCATTATATGCTTTAGTTAGACCACCAGTATCTAAATTTAAATTTCTTGTAGCGGTAATTAATATATCAATAGAATCTTTTGTTTGCAATCCAAAATTGGCGAGAGTACCAATTAAGGTAGTCATACCCTCTTCAGTATTCTTAAATGCCGTAGGAGCCTTGAAAGCAACGTCTGTTAAGAGTTGCATCCTTTCAACTGGGTCCATTGCGCCCGCAGGCACCCCACCTAAGAGGCGACTTGTCGCCATCCCAGGACCCATACCTCCACCACCTACGGCAGCACTCAATTTTGCTGAAGCAGCTTCGAGTTGGGATGCTAATCCTATAATGGGATTTTTTTCGATCTCTCCTAACAGAGCTCCACCCTTAGCGAAAGGGGATTCCGTTATTAGTGCCCTAGATAAGGCTACATCTCGCTCCCTATTTATGTCCGCTTCTGCTTTTCTTATTTTTTCAAGTAGTTCAGGTTGATCCCTCTCTAACAGTCTTAAAGAGGCCTTTCTTCTATCAAATTGTTCATCCAACTGAGCTTTTATTTTATCTTCTGCAGAACCTATTTCCGCATAAGCTTCTTTTTCAAGTTCCCTCTGAGCTTTTAACCCATCTAATTGTGTCTGAATAGCTCTTATTCTATCTTTGTCTTTGTCGTCTTCCCCTTGCTTATAAGAAATAGCTTTCTCAATTAGCTGATTTATTTCAGCTAAGGAGCGAGCTATTTCCTTCTGGGAAATGCTTTGATTATAGAGTAAGTCAGCCTCCTTCTGGAGAGAAGAAATTCTATCATCACCAGAAGATGGATCAGCCGGATCTACCATTAGATTCTCTCAATTACATCTATATCAACATCAACAACAGCAGGAGTAATACTTTGCTCCGTAATATTAAGTCTAGTTAATTCTTCTTCACTTAATTTTCGCCCAGCCATTTTTTCAATATCACTTAAGAATTCAGTAGACTCTTGTTTTCCTTCCAACTCATCTTGATATGCTTCCGGTCTAATATGGATACAGAGATATTTTAAAAGATCTACCTGCTCTCCTCTATCTTTGTTAATATTAGATATTAACCAAAGCTTCTGCGGAAGAGTCAAGCTCAAAAACTTTTCATCGTTCGGAGAACAATGAAAGAGTTTACATATCTCGTAATCAGTTCTAAAAAGAGGCGACTCTACGTTTTTTTTAAACCAGTCAGAACTAGATCCTGATCGGTGACTAGTTCCATATAAAAACCGTAGAATTCTCTCAGTACACGGGTTTGTAGCCCCGCATAGAACTTACGTAATGTATCCACATCAGCTTCGGTATATACTGCATCGTTGATAGCTACCGTAGCATAGGCTAATGTTTCCACCTGCAATTGCGTATACTTGGCAATTGCGTCAACATTTTCGGAGGCGGGAAGAGTCGAGAGGATTTTATGTTGGCGGGCAGCCGACAGAGTTTGTAGCGATACTACAACACCAGTAAGAATCTCCTTGGTCTTTTTTATGTAACCAAGTTGAGAAATATCTTTTAGTTCAAGAGGCTTTACAGACTTTTCTTCTTTCTTTTCTTCGACGTTAGACATTAAAATGTCTCCTTTAGGAAGCAACCTCTACAACTTCTCTTTCTGTATAAGCAATATTAACGTCCTGTACGATCTTTAGATCTGATCCACCACCACCTAATGTATAAGCCTTAGGGTTAGTAGTTAGCCAGCACTTTCTATAAATAGTAATGTTAGTTGGCTGATTAGATCCTTCTGGTACAGCCTCAATTTTGATAAGAGCAAATGGTTTATACTGGAATACTACGTCGCCATTTTCTATAACGAAGGTTTGTGTAACATCGGAGTCGTACAGAACAACTCGAGTTAGACGTACCGTTCGCATTTGAACTAGCCCAGGATATACTTCAGTTACAACGCCTGGCTTAGTATAATCCATCTCAAAACGCATGTGAGCTGGGCGATCGTTGGATTCAGTTAATGATTGAACAGCACCAATCGGCGTATTCTGTACAGCTGTAAGAATAGCTGCCGGATTCGAAAGTTGTCCTGCGTCTAGAGTATCTTCTGGAATGAGTTTGATTGTAATCGACGTTGCAAGTCGAGCTACAGTTTTTGGAAGCTTTGGAATTGACATTGGTTAAATCTCCCTAAGAATTCAACGTAATTTGCTGTCTTGGTCCATAGCCGATAACAGCGTCTTCAAATACAGCTGGGTCAGACCCAGGAGTTCGTACAGCATATTCACGAGTTAAGTTTGTTAATAAACACTGCCTAAAAAAAGTTACTGTTGCAGCAACACCTGATCCCTCTGGAGCACTTTCATGTCTTATAATTATAAATGGTATCTTGATTTGTTGAGAAAGCAAACTCGCCTCATTAATACCCGACTGCTTCATTACATCTTCATATCCTAAGATCTGAATAAGATCGCTCTTATATAGAACAGCCCTTCTTAAATTGATTCTCCGCTGTAATGGAGAACCCATAATCTCTAAAGGCTGTCCTGGAATATCAGAATCAAGCTCGTGTCTAGGTGTACCCGTTCTTTCCTGAGTATCAGTAAAACTAACAACACCATCTAACAACTTCATTTGAGTCTGAATTGCTGAAAGAACCGTCCTCGGTTGAAAGATAGACTTAAAGAAAGTTCCCAGACTGATTGCGTCTTCCCGCAGCGTATAAAAACTAACCGATGTGGCAAGACGAATCTGTGTCTTAGGAAGATTCGGAATAGCCATTAAATGGTAAACTTAACGTTAATCCACCGAAGGGTTCTTACAGGCTGAATCTTAAACGATACATCGATCTGTCGGGGATCCAGCGAATTAATAGTCGAACGAATGTTACTGTAACTATTAAGAATTGTTAAAGCAACTAAGTTATCTAGAATGGTCTGAATAGTGGCTATTACTAGGTTAGGTGTATCCGGTAGTAACTTAACACCTATGAAGATGTTCTCAAGTAGTCGCCGAATTACCTTTGCAGTAAAGTCAGTGATTTCAGTAACAGCAAATTCCTGACCATCTACTGTAGAGCGATCAGCTGTAGTATCTTCTGTAATACGGGCAATGGTATCAATAGTTTCAATTACAGTTACACCACCGTTTCTAAGTAAGAGCTTGTCTGTTCTAAGAAGACCAGTTATCACCGTCTGAAAACCAGTTACTTCCTTTCTAAGCAGCGGTTCGGCTACGTCATAGTTTGCATTAATACGAATACCAGCTACAGCAGCTGCTAGGAAGGAACCATCTAGAGCAGTTTCTGTTCCATTTAATAGCATCGTTACAGATGATGGATACACCAGCATGATTCTACGGCCATTACCACCAGAGGCTAATGCTGCCGCATAACCAGTTGCCTGAGCGACGGAAGGATTACCCTGTAGCCCAAGAATCGATGTTCTCTCTTTCTTCTCAAGAGGCGCACTGGAATTCACTACATGAGATAGAACGAAAGAGTATAAGTTAGGATCAGCGGTTAGTGGAACCACGATGTTAACATTTTCGACAGCAGCTAGTCTGTTAAGAGCATTAATATATCCAAGAAGATCAGGCTGATCGGCCGGATTAATCTGAACTGCTACGATTCCACCTGTATTACCACTATTCTCGAAGATAAGCTGAGAGCCTAGGGACAATGAGTTAGCAACACTCGGATCTCCATAAGTGGCCATTAACTGATCGTGGCTGCTGAAGAACTGCGGCGCATAGTCAGCAGTTACTTTAGGAGTATTATACGTTAAGGAATAAGTAACAGCAGCTACAGGCTCTTTAGGAGATAATGCAATTAGCCCACCGAAGAAGCCTAGTAATGTGTTAGCTGAGCCATTTCCAATAGAAAGGCTTGCGTTATCAGTTTCAGTAGTTTCTACTTTAATATACTTACTGGAAACAACAGATACAGTTACACCTAAGAAGCCAGCACTCAGGGCAACTTGAACAGCTGCAGCGTTCGCATAAACACCGCTGAGCGTAACTGCTTGGAGTTGATCTACGTAACCACTTCCAGTAGTATCATGGACAATAATAGAGAAGACGGCTGGAGTAGCGAAAGTAATGCCACCACTAAGATCTACACTTCCAGTAAAAGCAGCTGCGAAAGCGGGACTCCAGTCTACATCTCCACCAGCGCGTTCGGTACCAGTATTAGTGATACCTAGCTTAAGATCCCCGGCAATATCATTTAATGTTCCAACAGTAACAACTGCGGAGCTACTAGCACCAGCTACTCCAGAAGTCAATGTATAAACTCCAGCAGCAAATACCGCTGTGAAATCGCTATAGACTAATGCATTAGCTATGCTAATGGGGGTTAACGCTCTCACAGCTACTTGAATGGCGGCGGCAATGAGTGATCCAGTTGTTAACAAAGTTGTCGTAATTGAAACAGTCTGAACCCCATCACCGTTAAGATTAATCTTAAAGGTGCCAGGAGTTGCATGAGCAGATAGATCCGCAGATGCTCCACCACCAGATACACTTGTACCATATGATAGAATATAATCTAGGTCCCGAGTATACTGGACCATGTTAACATCCATAATATTTGCAGGCAAAGCAGTAGCCTTCGGGGTTAGAACATCATAAGAAAGAGTTCCTGATCGGGTAATGGTACTCGATTGAACTAACTTAGTTATCTCTCCCTTTCCTATAAGGCCTACTGTCCTTACACCGCCAGGAACTGAGGGAAGAGCTGTTGATGGTACGAATTGAACAACTACTCCGGACTCAGCGTTCTGCGCGCTTAATGGTGCTTCACTCATTTTATTTCTCCAATAAATTTAGCTTTTTAACAATATCAACCCTTTGGAAAGAGGTTTTCTTCTTTTTCTTGAGAACACTTCGTGCAATTCATTAGAAATCTACTTTGAAATCTTGTGCTATAAAATCAGTATAAATATGACCACTGAAATTATCCACAGTGGAATTAGGATCGATAGTTGATTCTTCAACCCACTCTGCATAAAGTTTCATCTCTATGCCAGAAGTATAATACCAACGATCGTTAATATATTCTCGTCCATCTCTCGATAATGACGTTCTGATAATACCCACACCTCTATCAGCTAGGTCATCAGTTACAATCTTTAATTTTTGATACATCCTGTCCATTACTTCGTCGCGAGTAATCACATCTAGAGACATAGCTGTTACCCCAACGGTAAATGTAATGGGTGCGCCTCTTCTTTCTACCTGATTACCATTTTCAACTGAATATTGAAAATAATCTTCCTGTAAGAATCTTTGCTCTTCTCCCGACAACGTCATTACGTTAATTGAAGGAAGAAAATAAAAATCTTGCGGCGTTGCATCATTAATCGCTATCTTAGTACAATCCCAAACAACCTGATGTGTCACAGGATCTTCTACATAAGTATAAAGTGCATCTGTAGAAAAGACTCGACGAAACTCTAAAATAATAGCATCGCGAACTCGCTTCGCGATTAGTGGTCCCAGAACATACTCTGGCATTAGATTATTCCTTGATTTTTAAGAACCAAATAAATATCATTTGATTAAGGTGCAGGCGGCACAACAGGGCACGTTAAGCCTGTCATATTGGTAGGTAATCCCTCAATAGCAACATTGTAAATAGGATTACTCCGCTCAATCTCTGTAGATGTAAATAGTTGTCTTAATATATGGTGACGCCATTTAGTCTGTTGTACGTTATTAATCCAAAATCTCTGATTGTTTCGACGTACAAAGAAGTCCTTATTGTCTATTCGGGGCTCCCATAAAGCCCAATCAGTAGACGTAAAATCGCGCCTTAGGCCCTGTTCGTAAACACGTATCTGTTGAGCTGCTACAGTGCTAAAACTAATAAAAATTTCGAATGGCCCAAAGTATCCACCCACGAAACCAGTACCATAACAAATTGTATCAGTAAGATCAACCTTATGCTGCCTTCTGACAGTGTCGAAGTTAGGACATACTACTCCAGCCCACATCCTCTTATAAAGGAGAACGCGCTCGCCACCCATCGCTTGCATCCACCGTAAGCGATCTCTTATATCAAGAAATCTTTCTACTGGTGGATCAATGCGATCCTCTACAGCTGGAAGAATTTGTAAGTGACTCACTTTACACCCTCAAGTAGCTAACTAATAATGTTCCCGATACAGGAGCTGTATTCACCGTAAGAGTAGCCTGATTTGTTCCTTCTGTATAATCGGTTCCTCGAATAAGTAAATGAGATGTAGATCCGACGTTAAGAACTACTTGGGTTGTATTATATCTAAATAAAGAAGCTGTTGTAAAGGCGTGGTTTGATCCGTCGATAGCACCTGAAGGTATCTCACCCATTACAAAGGAATCAAAGGTAACTGTAGTAGCTCTGAATGGTTTTTCTTCAAAGCCGTCAAAAGTTGTATCTGAAACTGGAGGTGTTTGAGAAATATCACTGCTCATCCCAGAAGCATCAACAGCTACTACTTTATAAAAGAAGTTTAATCCAAAGGTATAAGGAACCTTATCGACATACTGTTTGTAAGGAGATATGATGTCAGCAATTTTTGCATAACTTTCATATTCAAGATTTGAACGCCAAACCTGATAGATAGTTACACCCTCCGCAGCGTCATTTAATTCCCACTCAACCAGTATACGACGACCGGCGAGCAAATTAGTGACGACCGGATGCCTAACTATACTAGGCATTATTCAACCTCACAAACGCAAGGCATTGTGTCGCAAGTTTCACAGGTACCACTATATCTAATCACAATATTACTAGGGAGTTCAATGATACCTAGATACGCGCGCTTATCATTAATAATAATTGAATCTCCTGCGAAGAGGAGCTCCACCTTATCATTTATAGCTGTCTTATTAACCTCTGCAACGGCTCCAGCAGATAGAACTATAGCATACGTGCCGACCTTCTCAACATTGTCGGAAACATAATCTGTAATGACCAGGTTGCCTTGTGAATCCAAAAAGATATCTTTTTCACAAGCGTAGTCGCTGACTAGTTCAACTACATCACCTGTTCTAAAAGAATTAGTAGGTAGATGCTTTTGAATATCAACATCTTCGACATCTCCCATTGTTTTCACTAATTCCTTAACAGTTTCCACGTTCCATTTCTTGTCGGCGGAAACGCGAAGATCTACAGTAACTCTATATAGACCATCTAGTTCCTGCTCTCCCGATGCTTCTTTTGTCGACAAACTAGTCAGTTTCTCCATAATATTCTTATCCTATTAATAAATGACATTATACTAAATAGTCGGTTATTTTCCTTACTTTAAAGAATCTAGGCCAGTGAAATTACCTGTTTTAATGTCATGTTCCCAAATACGAGCAACAACATATCCGGCTTTTTTTAATTGGGAATCAACAAAATTATCATGACTTCTAGTGTATTTAAGTCCGGAATTTCTATCACTTACATTACAAGTAGGACACCCATGCCAATAACATCCGTCGGCATAGATACAAATATTTGGTTTAATAAAGACATCAGGAACCGTAAGATTTATAATTTTAGGGTGCAACTCAAATGAAACACCTCGACGAGTAAGTTCCGCTTGAAGGGCAATTTCGATAGAGGTATTTTTAAAAATTTCAGGCTGATTCATTCGATTTTCACGACACTGTTGACTCCACGCTACAGTTTCAGTTAGAGCTTTATGAGGACCTGCTACCAATTGAATGTTCAATTTATTTGCTCTATCACGTACAGAGGATTGTGAGCAGCTAAGTTCTTTAGCTAAATTTAAAATTCCTCTAAATTCTACTGCTTCCCTAAAAAGTCCATCAGGAATAGATAGCATTTGATGATTACGTCTATGAGGCTGCTTTCGATTACGTTGTATATTTAACTCAGTCATTCGCGCAACTATTTGACCTGGATGAGAATCATACTTAGTAGCCACTTGCTTAATAGTATTACTCTTTAAAAGTAACTCTAAATTTTCTTTCGTAAGATGACTAAGTTTTTTAACAACTAAGGGTTTGTGACAAAATTTACCAATAGGAATATTATAGTGATTAAATACTTTTACCAGAGTAGCATAGTCACATTGAACAGTATCAGCTACTTTATAGATGTTACGTTGTTCGTCGTAGATATTGATTAAATCTTCTTTTTTATAGACCGATAAAATATTTTGTATTGAGTTTCTCATATATCTTATAACAAATAGATAATAGAAATCAATGGCGTTTCGGTTAAAAGCTACTCCAGAGGAAGCTGGACCCTAAACTTATTTTTAAGAATTGACCTAGCTGACTTTGATACCGAGGAGTACCTAAACCACGACCACCCTGCGCAATAATACGGGTCTTTTTAAAGTTAGTAATCATTCGCTCGTAGGCTTTTGTCATGGTAATGAGAGAGGCATTAATCTTGGAGGTTTGATCTATAGCAACAGTAACGCCTTGATCGCTCCAAGAGAAGTCATCAAGAGTAGCTCTCATCTGCATAAAAACTGATGCGTAGTAGCTAGCACCGAATCGAATAATAGGGGATAGTGTCCCAGGCATCGAGTCTATTGTGTAATATTCAGCTGGAGGAACGTTGTTAATATCAGACAAGACTATCTCTAAAAACTGTAGAACTCTTGCCGGTGTAGCCGTACCTCGAAAACGTTCAGGCATCAATACATAAGCTTCCTGGACTAGCTGTTGCTCCTTAGCTGTTAAAACTTCTCCGGTTGGCATATATTATGGCCTCCTAATCCACCAGACCCAATCGTCGGATTTGATTAAACCTTTTTCGAGTAAGTCTTGTTTAGTTGCTTTCCGAAGACACTGCTTATGAAAAGTATACTCTTTACCTTGAGTGTATATCTTCTTTTTGTCAGAAGCCTTTACCAATTCATTACACAGAGCGCAAATCATAATTCGTTAATAACTCTGTTGAGACATTTCACACAAATTACTTCGTCTCGTAATTCAAACTTTCTTTTTGAGATTCTGTGCCAGATCTGCTTATTAAGTACGTTGTCGTGTGTACAAAGTAACTGACGCTTCTTAAGAGCAAGAGCTTCTAATAGCGTTAACTGTTTAGGTAGCTCTTCACAACTGATGGGATTGCCTGGAGTTACTACTTCCATAGGTAATATTTGGGCAACTACATCTTTAACATCAGCTTTTAAAGTCTGAATTGTTTTAAATGCGTAATAGTTTAATGTATCGTTCCAGTTCATTATTTTTCGACGAAGTAATAAAGAATGCCATTCGTAACAGATGTTACTAAAAAAGTAACTAAAGCTACGCCTGCGGCCATCTTACCAGAGATACCTCTTACTTGTTCGACTAATCCCGGCTTATCACCATCAATACCATATACAGTTGCTTCTAGACGGTCACATCTCTTACAGCTAGTTTTATGATAATCATCAACTTTATTAGAAAGATTCTTTTGATCAGTTTTAATTTCTCTCTGATCAGTTTTAATTTCTCCAACTAGCTTCATTAGGTCCGACCGCCACTGAATATCTTCATTACGGGGCATTTGATTGCTCCTTTCTCTTACGTGGCGCTAAGCGTGCGTCTAATAAGCTATTCTATAAATACTAATTACTCTGCGCTAACGGTTACAGTAGAGGCATCACTTGTTACACTATTGCCACCAACGGTAACTACACAAGAGTAGCTTCCACTATCACCAACGGCACTAGGATCTATCGAAAGAGAAGCAGAGGTAGCATCCTGAATATTATCTTCGCCCTTCTTCCATTGATAAGACTTTACGCCATCAGCTACAGCACTCACACCGAGAGAAATTGCTGCAGGTGCTATTACGCTAAGGTCGCTCATCGGCGCCACAAATATTCCATTGCCTTCTTTATAGCCGATACCTACTTTATCGGGAGTTAGTATCCAAGAACCAGCAGCATCACCATACTGTGCTCTAATCTCATTGCCATGAGTGGTAACGAAATCAGCATCAGCAACGATAACGGCCTTTACCTTTGTATCAATTCCTACGAGTGCGTATTCTGCCATCTTTGTATCTCCTATTAAATTATTCGTACCACATTACGAAACAGTATCCACTACCACCATTGCCGCCGTTATAGGTGGAACTAGTGCCACCACCGCCCCCACCCGTATTTGCGACACCATTTCCCCCGCCAGTGAAAGAACCATCTCCCCCGCCACTGCTACCTGCACCACATGAGTAGGTACTGCCGCCTCCGCCGCCTCCGCCACCAAAAGCAGTTAAGCTAGTAGAACCACTAAAACATATTCCGCAGCCACCGTTTCCAGCAGCTATTTGAGGACCTCCCGCTGCACCAAAAGCACAGCCCCCACCCCCACCAGTCGAACCATTACCACCATTTCTTGAATTTAATTGCGAATCCGTTCCAGAACCTACGCGCACAGCATTGCCGCCAAAGGTCGAAGCACCGCCTCCACCCCCACCAGCCGAATTGTTCGTCGAAGTTGTGGAACAACCGCCTCCGCCTCCACAACCTCCAGAGCCGCCAATATTACCATCAGTGGAGGAATTACCACTCCCTCCTCCTCCACCCCCTCCCTGAGCAGTTAATAAGGCACCAAAGGTACTAGAAGTACCAGTACTACCAGAACTACCAGAAGTGCTACCACCCCCAGCACCTCCGCTACCAAGAGTAACAGAAACATTCCCAGCAACAGTTACAAATGAATGTACGACTGCGCCCCCACCGCCACCGCCACCAGCCGGTATAGAAGTATTTGCTTTTGAACCCCCACCGCCGCCGCCACCACCTACAAGAAATACTTCTGCAGTATTTACTCCGGAAGGTTTAGTCCAAGTACCCGAAGAAAGAAATTCTTGAAATTTAAAAGTTTTACCAGAACCGCTAGAACCACCAAGTCCCGTTAATGTAATTGTCATAATTATTGAGTCCTTGTTATCCAGACCCATACATCAACTGAGCCTGCAGATAAAGTATTTAGATTAACATTTGAAGTTAGAGCTAACCTGATAGAAGTTGCTGAGCCATGATTTTCACTTCCAACTACGCTATTAATATTAAAGGTAGTAGCAGCAACAGGATTAGCAGTAGCATCTATCTCATACTGAGGATGATACTTAGTAAGAGTTCCTACAATACCTACGCTTGCCTTACAGGTAGTCTGACCCGCAGCAACAAAGCCGGTAGAGTGTTTCATCTTTACCATAGTAATAATACCCGCAGCAGGAAGGGAAAGTAGTTCCACATCACCTGTAACTGCGGCGAATCCAGAGAAAGCTGTATAAGGAACTGTGACCCTAGCTAAGCTTCCTTCTTGACTAAGATTTATTGAAGTTTGACTCATAGTTTAAATTCCTTACCAAGTAAATGCTAATACCGCTGCAACAGTCTCTAAAGCATTGATATCACTTTCTGCTTGTGTTTGTGCCGTACGGAAAGCTTGAATACCACTTTTAATAGCTATGGTAGTAGATTCATCATAGAATCCATTGGCACAGTTAGCTTGTTTCCAGATAGGATAAGTGGCATAAATACGAGTTTGACATTCTTCTTTAGATTTAGTTATACTCCAAATTTTAGCGGTAGCGAGTTCAGCATTGAGGAGTTGTTGCTCAGTGGGTTTATCTGATTGATCGAGCCACTCTAATTTGGAGTAATCCTTCATATCTTCGCGGATACCCCACTGCTTTCCCGCCCAGCCACCATTCTGAAGAATCGTAGGTATATCAAGTACAAACATTTTTTTCTCCTCGCTCAAATTATGCGACTATCTCCACAATCCTGATGAATGACCCAGCTCCATAGCTTGCTCCCAATTCCACATAATCGTGATTGAAACGTCCCTGGACTCCAGTATATGTCCCACCGCGTGCGGTTAATGTAACTGGCGATGTAGTCCCTGCGATCTTATACCCCTCACATCTAACTATAGTACGAGATAATGCGGTTGAAGCATGAGTCGTCGCGTTGATGAACGCCGTTGTTTCTGAACCGAAAAGCAACCCAACTTCTCCATAAAAAGCACCCCAAGGACTATTCAGTCCGCATTGTAGTACACAATGTAAAATGTTGCCCACCGCTTTCGGCGTAATTGTGGCAGTGAATAGCAACGCTCCATTTGAAGTGGTCATTGGACCGGCCATATTGATGGAAGCGGTCGTATCCAAATATCCTAGCCAAGGCTGATGAACCACCTGAACTACACACCCCGGCAATGCATCTAATGATAAATTTAATTTTGTTTCAGCCATATGTTTACCTTATGCGTACCACTCGACGCGGCAGTAACCCTGAGTTCCTAAACCTCCGGTGCCGCCGGCTAAAACGTTAGCCGTAGCAGCTTTGATTGCACCACTTCCTCCGCCACCGCCAGCGCCATAGCCGGCAGCAGTTGCACCAGCGTTGCCCACAGCCATACCGACGGCTGGAATTCCTCCCAGACCTCCTATACCGTAACTTGTACTTCCTCCCACTCCTCCGTAACTAGAGTAAGCTGGCGTGCCGTCACCCAGACCTCCCTCAGTCCCCCAACTTGTTCCACTACCCGTCTGTCCCCTAGGGCCATTCGAAACGCCCGATACGGCTGTGCCCCCCGCAATTCCTCCAGAAGCGGAAACTGCTCCGAAGGAACTAGCAGAACCGTTTCCACCGCCACCTGCTCCAATAGTGATGAGCACGTCTCCCGCAACCATTACTGGAAGACGTATTTCTTGTCCTGCTGCACCACCCCCACCTCCTCCACACGCCTGTGCCGGTATAGAACTATTGGTTCCGCCTCCTCCCCCTCCTTGACCTCCTCCCCCAAGTAGAGTAATTGTTACCGTACTAACGCCAGAAGGTCTAGTCCAAGTACCTGAAGAAGTGAATTCTTGAAAATAAAAAGTTTTACTAAAAGCGGAACCATCAGTTATAAAAGACATTTAATTCTCCTTAGAATACCTGCGATACTAGGACCTTTATGGTCACAGATCCTGCCGCAGCGGTATTTAAGTTTCCACCTACCGAGGTAGCGGTGATCTTAATAGAAACAGGATTAGCTGTATCTTCCATACCTGGATTACTTGATACTTGACCTAACGTGGTCGCAGGAGCTTGGAAGACATTAAATGCGTTAGCATATTTTGCTAATGTACCAATAATACCCACGCTGACGGTGTAAGCTGAAATGCTTCCACCGGTAAATGATGCAGTGTGAGATATTACGACATTATGAATCATTTGACCAGCAGCTAACGTAAATAGTGTAATAGATTCAGTAAGGCCTGCAGCTGTAAACGAACCATAAGGAACAGTATAAGTTTGCCACTGAGGTGTTCTAGATGTAATAGCAGTAGCAGATGTCCATAATTCAATTACTACCCTATCACCAAGACCCCTTCCAGCATTAAATACAATACTGTTACCACTGATAGTATAGTCGTTACTTGCCCCGTACGACTTTCTTAATCCGTTAGCATAAACGCTCTCTTGGCCTGATACGAGCGTGTTTGTTAGTGCAAACGTAGTTTGACCCGCAGTAGCAGTGAACTCTTCAACGGTTGGAGCGTTTGCAGTGTTTAATACGGTTAGAATCTCTACTGTTACTTTATCATCAACGGAAAGACCTGTATTAAAGACAATGTTCTGACCAGAAACTTGATAGTCGTAAGAGGCACCGTTCCTCATTAAGCGACCGTTCCAGTATACCCACTCATTTCCTGAAGTAAATGTCTGAACTACTACAAACGTAGTCTGACCAGCAGTAGCTACGAAATTCTCCCGAACAGGCTGTGAACCATTACCACTAACAGTAACTATCGAAGCATCGTTACCAACATCATCCGAAACAGTTACCGCTGCGCCCACGAAGTTAAGTTTTAGGCGTTGTGTTACAGAACTTCCTTCATCTTGAATGGTATGACCTGCACCAACAGGATTCCATAAAGCACCGTCAAATCTATAAAGTTTGTTATCTGTTGTACTATCAATAACTAGACCCTGTATAGCAGAAATTGAATTTCTCTGCGTATTGGTCATCTGAGGGAAACGAACACCTTTAGCTGTAGAGACCATATCTAAGATGGCTACAGAGTTAGGAGACGCGGCCCCTATAGATAGCGTACCAGCAGAAACATTATTTGACGCGGCAATAGCTCCAGCTACATCTAAATCTAAAGTAGGTGTCTTATTAATACCAACCCAATTATTACCAACGTCTACTAAAAGAACATTAGTGTCAACAGCTACGTTACCAGAAATTGCAACAGCTCCGCTTACATCAAGAGGGACCGCTGGAGTTTTATTAATACCAACCCAATTGTTGCCAACATCAACTAAAAGAACATTAGTATCTATTGCAACATTCCCCGAGATAGCTACAGCTCCAGAAACATCTAGGGGGACAGTCGGAGTTTTATTAATACCAACCCAATTGTTGCCAGCATCAACTAAAAGAACATTAGTATCAACAGCTAGGTCATTAGTAAGAGTTACCTTACCATCATTAGCTACAGTATATGTTGTGCCCACTTTATCTCTCCTACTATCCTATGTTTAGCCCAGGATGACAATCGCCGTGCTAAAGCCTTTAAATTGTTTATCGGTGCTGTTATACCAAAATTGTCCCTCTACAGGACTTCCAGGATCCCCTGCAACTACACCTAAAAAGAAAGTAGCCCCGGAAATGTTCCCGGTAGTTACTACATTTTGAGCGACGAAATTGGCTGAAATCTTTGAACCAGAAATAGCGGCAGTAGATGATACTTTGTTATCATAAATAGCATTATCATAAATAGCTGCAGTTGATACTGCCGATGTAGCCAACTTACCATCCGTTACATTGGCATCAGCAATAGCTGCAGATAATACCGATGAAGTAGCTAACTTAGTAGAAGTTACATTGGCATCAGCTATATGAGTTGTTCTTACCGCAGAAGTACCAATATCTACAGCTTGGATAGTACTATCTGTAATCTGCCCGCCATTGATTGTAGTTCGGCCCATTATTAATTCCCCCTCATGAAGAGAAATTTATCTTCAATCAGGATTAGTACCGATAGGTACTTCTTAACTTTTCACCTGATGCGGGCGCTGTCGCAAAGGCAAAACTCTTATCCTTTATTGCGTAGTCGTCCCCAACGACAACAAAATTAATAGTACCACCTACTTGAGTAGTTCCGAGCCATACCTGCTCTAGAACTAAGGTGCTAACTGTCTTAGAAGCTACAGCTCCTAGGGCTAGCGTTTCACCACTGCGAGTTACAATATCACCTGCGACAAAGCCAGAGGTATCAGCGATGTTCGAGATAGTATTATTGCCATTAGCGAAGTTACCTGTCTGTCCCGAAGAAACCTCAGAAACGTTATTTCTATCCTGCAGCTGTCCATTTAGATAAATGTTTTCACTACCGGTAACTGGTGAATATACAAGCTCGAAATACTTCTTTACACCATCAGGAGTTATGGCTGGAGCTTCACGGGTAACAAATCTAAAGCTAAGTTTATTTTCAGATATTGCATTATCTGCAAGTTTAACAGTCGTAACGTTACTATCAGCTATAGCATTAGATAATACCGATGAAGTAGCTAGTTTAGTAGCTGTTACATTAGCATCTGCAATAGCATTAGATAATACCGATGAAGTAGCTAACTTAGTAGAAGTTACATTGGCATCAGCTATAGCATTAGATAATACTGAAGATGTAGCTAGTTTAGTAGAAGTTACATTGGCATCTGCTATAGCATTAGATAATACCGATGAAGTAGCTAACTTAGTAGAAGTTACATTGGCATCAGCTATAGCATTGGTAAGAACAGAAGATGTAGCTAATTTGTCACTAGTTACATTAGCATCAGCTATAGAATTAGATAATACTGAAGATGTAGCTAACTTAGTAGCTGTTACATTGGCATCAGCTATAGCATTAGATAATACTGATGATGTAGCTAGTTTAGTAGAAGTTACATTAGCATCTGCAATAGCATTAGTTAATACCGATGAAGTAGCTAGTTTAGTAGCTGTTACATTAGCATCTGCAATAGCATTAGTTAATACCGATGAAGTAGCTAGTTTAGTAGAAGTTACATTAGCATCTGCAATAGCATTAGATAATACCGATGAAGTAGCTAGTTTAGTAGCTGTTACATTGGCATCAGCAATCAGGTTGGAAGTAACACCACTAACATCAATACTAACGGAGTTAGCATCAATGATAATACCTGTTCCTGCTCCTACGTTAAGTGTATTACCATCCTTTGTTAAGCCATCACCTGCGTTAATGCCCGCCGCACCAGTCCATTCTATCCAACTTCCTGTAGGACCCGTTCCTTCAAATACGAAGCCCTCGTTGTCATTAAAAGGTATAGGGACATTGTGAATTAATATAGAATTACCATTAGCAGGAGCTGTTAAAGTAGCAGTAAGGCTAGCCCCACCGAACTCCGCAATTTTGTTGTCATCAGCACCTTCTGTATATGGTGCGATAAGCGCAGTAGTTTTGGCGAGAAGGGCTCGGGTATGATTTGGAGGGAAACCACCGGAGTTAGCTACAATCTTAACCCAGATTGTACCATTATCTTCAACCAGGTCTCCGGCAACTACACTAACAGTACCACGAGTAAGTATACCGGCATCAGTTACAACGTAAGAATCTCCACCTACAATAGATAGACCGTCTAAGGTAGCAACAGTTGCGTTACCGACTAGGGATCGAACTGCAGCAGGCTCAATCCATAGGAGGCCGGAAACCAAATTATCTACATAGCTCTTGTTAGCTGCTTCATTAGCATTAAGCGGAGTAGCTAGAGATGTAATATAAAAGCTGTTAGCACTAAGATTACCCGATAATGCGCGAGTACCGTTTGCATAAAGATAGACCGCCGCTAACTTACCATCAGTTACATTAGCATCAGCTATAGCATTAGATAATACCGATGATGTAGCTAGTTTATCGCTAGTTACATTGGCATCTGCTATAGCATTAGATAATACCGATGATGTAGCTAACTTAGTAGAAGTTACATTAGCATCAGCTATAGCATTAGATAATACCGATGAAGTAGCTAGTTTAGTAGCTGTTACATTAGCATCTGCAATAGCATTAGATAATACCGATGAAGTAGCTAACTTAGTAGAAGTTACATTGGCATCTGCTATAGCATTAGATAATACCGATGATGTAGCTAACTTAGTAGAAGTTACATTGGCATCTGCTATAGCATTAGATAATACCGATGAAGTAGCTAGTTTAGTAGCTGTTACATTAGCATCTGCAATAGCATTAGTTAATACCGATGAAGTAGCTAGTTTAGTAGCTGTTACATTAGCATCAGCTATAGCATTAGATAATACCGATGAAGTAGCTAATTTAGTAGATGTTACATTGGCATCTGCTATCTGATTAGACTGTACTGCAGAATAAGCAATCTTCTCAGTTGTTACATTATTGTCTGCTATTTTAGCAGTGACTAACGAATTATCTTGGCCCTGTTTACCAAGATCAATTTGAGTTCTCGCCATTATATATCTCCTAAACTGGTTTTAAAACTATTCCACAATTAGTGCAACATTGTAATCTGCCAATACCAGCAGATGTTAATCTATGAAAGCCGAAAAAGCATTTGATACGTCGTAGTCGTCTTATCATATTTTCATATACTTTAAGACACCACGACCTACTCTATAAATCTTTCCACCTACTAGGGAATATCCCTCTAAAATCCTATCTACTTGTCTACGATTATCTTCACCATGATATTCTAATAAAATAATAGAATATGTTAGCTTGTTAAAATCTTTTAATTTGGAAAGAATATAACCCTCAGCTCCCTCTACGTCTAATTTTAATATAGTTGTTTCAGGTATAGTCTCAGGGGCTACGGTTATAATATCTTCAAATTCGTCGGACTGTTCCCCAATCTTATATAAGCTACATTCGCCGATGTTATTCTTTCCTTTATAAAGCCTTGTTAGTGACTTATCACCTACAGCCTCGTTTCTACAAATAACAGTAGAATTGCTTATTTGAGAAATATTTTTCGACAGTAATTCAAAGTTAGACTTTGAGGGCTCATAACAATGAATAGTACAACCTGGCCACTTCATTGAAGCCCATACAGCAAAGCTACCAACATTAGCACCTAAGTCTGTAATTGTTGGTGTTCCTTCGTATTGGATATTATATTCTCCATCTAATACTTGCTGTACATGTGGTACCATCGATTGGGGGCAAGTAATATTCATTATGGTCTAAAGGTATAAGTACCTGCATGTTCTAATACAACATTGGTGTTTAGATACACAGGAATTCCATTTTCACGCGCTATACTACAGAATGCCCAATCCTCAGACTCTAAAATGTTGTTTTTAATTCTAATTGGAAAAAATTCATATAAGGTTGATATTTCACCTGTATGATGATCCCGTTGCTGATAAGTAGCAACCTTACTCTTTAGGCGATCAAGAACGTTAATATTGATGGCCATAAAGCCAGTAGGAACATGCATTACTTCTACTTCCCCATTCACGTCTGCGCATTTTTCCTTATATGTCTTATACTTATCTAAGGACTTATTGTACATAGTACCCTTATCACTCTTCTCCGCAAAATATTCAAAGTGTTGAGGTAGAGCATTAAAATTCAAACATATAGGAAGGGTCTTGAGAGGATACGTACCCCCTACAATCCCCTTATCTGAATTGCACACAGCGCACAGATCCGCGTAGGTCCAACCCATATCCGCATCAATGAATACTAACTTCTCATATCCCATTTTAAGAGCTTCATTAGCTATAGTATTTCTTCCCCGGTTAATCAAGCTCTCATTAGTGAGTGTATAAACTACGAACTCTGCATTGTCTCTAACAAAACATCTAGTAGTTTGAATCATGGAGATTAGATAATTTGTCATTACCATCCCCCCATAAGCCGGCGTACCTATAATTACTTTCATTTTGCTTTCCTTTTCTTTTTTCTTTTCTTTACATTCTGTAACTAAACGAAACTTTTCCTGTCGGCGCTTCTACGAATGTTACTGTAGGAAATGCAAGAGTATAATCGGTTCCACTACCATATACTAACTGACCATTCACATATACATGAAGAGAATCGTCAAGGGGTAAATTATCAATAGTAAAAACTAAATTGAATCCGTCGACAGCTTCTGATGGTATCTCGTTGTCTATATATGTTGCAGAAACGGGCACTCCATTAGAATAGACAAAGAAACCGCCTGATAGAATGATATTACCATCTACGACGGTTAAATCACCAATAATTTCACTAGGGCTTGAGAAAAATCCAGACATTTTAGTAACTCCAGCTGCGGTAAAGGCCGCTACCAGGTGTAGGTATTCCATCTACCTTTTTTAACCAGATACTGGAATGTGCTCGATTATCCATTGAAAAGCCTTCACCCGGTCTTAATCGCCCATGAGTATTAACACCATTAAAACTATATATTAGTGTATCTTTGGTATCATCATTGGCTACTGTGATACTAATAGAAGTAAATCCAAATGAACGTTGAACAAAAGAAGTGGTAAGTGCTGCTACGGTATTATCTATATAAAAAGCGTTTGCAGAGGGAGTAACAGCTGTTTTAATCAACGCAAGTGTTTCTTCTGTTGCCGGATTAATACGAACAGAGTCAACGTCATCAATTCCGATAGCAGTACCTACATCAAGAGTTACCCCGGTAACATTTGAAGCAAGAACTCCATTATCATCTACTTGAATGGCTATAAGACTTCCATCTGTTTTACGTCCGTAGAGAACAACTATACCTTTATTAGCAGTAGTGAGTTCCTGTTGCTGCAAATCCTTCGGAAGTGAATTCTTAAATAGTTGCATAATTATGCCCCGTTACTAATCTCCTTTAGACGTAGTTGGGCATTATGTATAAGCTGTGGATAAGAATCCTTTTCAACTATAAGATGTAAAAGTTCCCTGTCATTCATGTCCTTAATAGCTTTTAACTTTTGGAAATAACGTAATTTCGAAAAGTTGCTATAAGAAGGAATATTTCTAATACTTTTTTCTGTTATAGCAAAAGTATTAACCGTACGGGAATCCTTTACAGAAATAATTTCGTGAACAGGAAGAGCCTTATCCTTTGGGAATGGATCCATACCAATAGGCTGTGCAGCCGTAGATATAGGATTCGTCAGATCACTAGCTTTAACAATGCCGGCTTCCACTTCGTTAATTCCTCTTGAAGGAGCTGAAAATTTTACCTCAACAGGCTTTCGTATAGATCCAATCTCGGTCGCTGGATTTTCCACAATGATATAGCCTAATTCTATTAGTCGCTTTAGACAGCCATATAACCTTGACTTTTTAATATCATCGGATGATAAGATCTCTGTAGGTAGATAGTCGCCTCTTTTTAACGTAACGACCCTCATTCCATTTGTCATCTTAATGAAAAGGTCGGAGATTGTAACTTCGTTAAAATTGCAAATGTATTTCTCTTTCTCTAGCTGTTCTTTTGTCATTTTTTCGTTTCTCCATCTATATTAAAAGATACATATACTATTCTTTTCCGTAGTTAACTACAGAGTTCTACCCACGGATGCCAAGTATCATGTCCGGACCCCCACGTGGAGCTTATACCTTCCAGAATAAGCTCCAGCCCTCTATCCGAGTATCTGGGCTAGTGATGGCCACCTTCAGCCGCATCTGCGTTCCTTCGAGCTCAGTCGTGAACGTAAACTCCCCGCAGTCTCATCGCATTATCTTCTTGCACATTTCCCAGTCCGGATTGAAGTCTCTACACACTAGAGGCCTGTGCTCATAATCCTTGCAGAGCCTGGTGACAGAATCGAACATGACGCAGTCGCCATTCTCTTTTCGGTCCATCCACCACGAAAGCGGACCTTTACAGGCCCTACGAAACGAACAGAACCCGGTGAGTTGGGCGGCCTCGGCTGGAGTCAGTTTCACTTCCAGATCGGGGTCGCTCGCCAACTGGCAGCATCGCCCACAGCCCCTGCAACCCGCCATCTACTTCCAGAACATTGCGATGTTGTCCAACACTGAGGTCAAACTTGGAAGCACGACCTTGTATCGCATCTGCGTCCCGCTCGCCTGTCCCGAGATATCGGTCAACTCGGAGTTGGGAACCTCGTAAAACGTCGCCCCGTTATCCCGGCTCGCAAACAGTTGAAGGTCTGGTGTCCCCTCCGCTACAATGAACGCCTGCGCTGGCTCGACGGATGTAGTGTGAGCCTTGGATACGACATTGGCTGGTATGGCCGCGCTTTCCAGCGATATGGTCCCGACGTTATACATCCAGAGGATTTCGGCAGGCGTTAGGACTCGGTCAAAGACCGCCACCTCGTCGAGTGTGCCCTTGGCCTGATTGGAACCGGGGTCCCATCCCATGATGGTGCTGAGCCCTGTCGATGGGACATAGGGTGTGGTCTCCTCGAACGTCCCGATGGACAGCCCATTCACGAAAAATTCGACATAAGAGGGCACTCCGTCGGAGTAGTGCTGAACGGCAGAGACATAGTAGAAGACCCCAGCTAGGAACAAATACGGCACATACTGGTCCGCAATCGGGTTTTTCAACAGAGATATCCCGTAAGCATTTATCTTGAAGCCGAGACCCACAGCCCCATCCTCCAACGAGGTGGTGAATATCGGGATGTCGTTGAGCGTGGCACCTCCCTTCGACGTATAACTGGTAGGTTTGACCCAGGCGCACACGCTGAACTCCTGTGTCTCGACGGATTTTAGCGTGGATCCGAGGTTGACCCAGTTGTCCTCTCCCCCAGGAAACTCCAATGCGGTGCCCGCCAACCCGGGGACATACGGAATCGGGCTCGCCATTGAGCCGTCAAGACCGTTCCCCGAGCTATCCACAGCTGCCAGCCCCGAGCCCTCGTCGAACTTCCAGTAACCAGCCAGCCCGGACGGCTTCCCCTGGCTCACTACTAGTTTTTTCTCCCTAGAATACTGATACCCAGTAGATAGGGCGTCGTCCATATCACCCGCGTTGCTGAAAACGTCGATGAATCCTTTCTCCAACTCGTTGTTGCCGATATTCAGGAGCGTATCGACCTTGAAGTTGGTCTTGGCGAGATTGGTATTCATCTCACGGTCGAACTCTCCTCCACCAGTCGGAGCATTGACCCACTGAACCGTCCCTTCCGCATCTACAGCGGAAAGGACCTGACCCATTGTTGGTGCTGTGACGGTAGGAATCCTAACAGCGCCACTGATGACCACTTTTCCGTCGTGGACTCCTCCACTACTGGAACCACCTTGGATTACGACATCACCACCTATAAAGCTGACCGTAGTCTTGACATTGTGAACGAGGATGCCTGTGGCGAAGTAGGAATGTGTGTTCTTAACCTCGAAGTTGTAGGTGGGAATCTCCTCTACCACCTTCGTGGAAGAGGCTAGGGTCTCCGTCTCACCCTTGTCATTCAGTAGCTCGTCCCCAACCTTGAGGACAGCGGCTTCCTTCCACACTCCCTTGGAGTGGAAGAGGTGGTTCGGGGTTACCTTTATCTCCCGGCCCCCACTTGTCTTGAGGAGAAGGTACTCGGGCGCTAACTCCTCGGAAGTGGTGTGGTGCTTGAGGGCCGTGACCTCCGAGGCCCGCAAGGTCTTGGTGCGATTATCATACGACTTCACCACATCGCCGACCTTGATGTCCTCAATTCCCTTGAAGGTTCCATCCGCCATGGAGATTGGAGTACCGGCAGCGAAGCAGTAGTTGTGAACTAGAACACCAGCGAAATAGGCCTCCGTTCCCTTTACCTCGAAGCTGAAGGTGGAGATAGGAGACTTGATGAGCACGGACGCCGATACTGACTCCGAGGTTCCTGCCGGAGTGAGCAAAGCATCTCCCACGGATAGGGAGTGTGCTTCCTTCCACGCACCGTTGACATAAAACAGATGTTCCGGAGTCACCTTCAGTTCGTTACCGGCGCTTGTCCTTAGTGAGATGTACTCCAGGGCGTTGTACTGGAATGTTCGTGTCACTTCAGAGTTGGTGTAGAGTCCGGTCACCACATCGAAGGACTTGATGAAATCCCCAGCCTTAACCTCCTCGATGGGCTTAGTTGAACCATCGGCCATGGAGACTGGGGTTCCGGCGGCGAAACAGTGAAGTGTGTAGTCGGCATCACCACCCACAAGTCGCAGCGTTCCTCCAGTGTATACCGCACTGATACTTTGCGGCTGTGCCCCCTTGATGTGTCCACCAGATATCGTGTTCTGCCCACCAGTTGCGGTCACTGTCCCCGCATCAAGACCAAGCGGACGAATCTGGATGGCACCGCCGGGATTCAGCGAGTCGATGAAGGTTGTTCCAGGAGATAGAAGGTCGTTGTAGACATTGGAGATTCCATCTCCACCCACTCCGACTTCCACCAAGTAATCCCTCACGGAGTTGTCAATCATCTCCGCCGTGACCTGTGTTGCGCCTGACGGGACAGTCACCTCGGCAACGAGGATCGCACCGGAGTCCGTCACTGGAGCCTGTGCTTCCACCGTCAAGTCTCCCCTGTCAAAGTCCTTCCTCTCAAAACCGTCGGACCCGACTATGTGCTTCGGGCGAAGGACAATGTACTGCTTCCCAACCGCGACGGTCAGGTCAGCGAGTCTGTTCGGCTCGAACTGCTCCTTGTTCTTATCACTGAGGACAGTGCCATCAATCATGGCAACGTAGTCCCTGACGCGAATCTGTAGTCCGGTACCCGGAATCGTTTCACCGTTAAGATCCTTGATGTTGCGAACGACACCACCTACGACCATTGTCCCCTTGATGGGGAAAAAACCGTCACCCAACTGATTAAGTGCGAGTTGAAGCGAATCTGCTAGCTTAAAGTGGTCCGGAACGGTAACCACCTTAGCGGAACATGAAGTAATAGGAATTTGAATTTTTTCTGCCATTATTTTTACCTTAGGATAGATTTACGGTAGCCGTATCAGAATGATCTAGCGACGTATTCCCGTTCTGAAGCCCTAGAAGAACGCTTCCTGCACCAGAAGCAGAAATGGTAGCTGACGCCATACCATGCGACACTGTTAGAAGGACTGGACCAACAACTCCGTTAATCTTCGGAGAAGCAGCTGTACCACCAGTAATTGCTAGCTCTATGGTAGCAGTATTATTAAATGGATCGAGCACACCAACGCCGTTTGTTACACCGACATTAACTAATGTACCTGCATGAGGTCCAGAATAAGTATTATCTGAGCTAGGACCATTTACAGAGAAAAACTGAATAATCATATCACCTGATTGTACCCAAGTTTCAAGAGCTTCTTGAGAACTGGCTGCACTTAATTCTACGGAAGAATTAACTGTTAATAGGCCGGAATCTCTAAGATGCTTTAAATGAAAAGACTTTGCAAGAACTTCTTCGGGAGCGTAATCGAGAAGTTCTACGGCAACACCAGGCGTTAGCTGAATGGGTTTTCCTGCAAAATCCACGATGTCGCGTAGATAAACAGGATGAGCCACTGATGCGGATAATGTTACATTGTGTGGAACTAAAGACATTATGTTTTTCTCCTTTTATGTTTACAAATATATTTCTTTTCCCGTATAAATAAATTATGCAAACTTAACACGGGTTACTGTAACAGGAAAACCCCCGTCAAAAATTACAAGATTATTTCCAGATATGCTATAGAAGGGAGCTACCCCACCAGTGAGCGCAACTCTCCACACGAAATCCGTAACACTTGCGTAATACAGTTGACTCGTGGCACCACTCATCGAGAATTGAAACACCCTACCATTACCCGCAGCTAACATAGCCATACCAGAAGCACACTGTATCTGTATCGAAGAAGACGAAAGGTCGAAGGGAACAACATAGATAGATGGGCTTGAACTCGCTTTCAAGAAATATTGAGAAGAGACTTCATCAAACCGGATTGGAGAGGATACATCTGCATCTATTCCACCCGCGAAAGTATAGATAAGTGCACCTGCTTCATCCACAACGGTAAAGGCGTATGGAGATGAGCCATCTGTACGTAATACCGCAACCGTCGACTTTCCCGCAACTTCTGATCCAAACGCTAGATAGGGTGCGCTTGTTACAGTCCCTAACTTCACATAAGAACCCGCCACAAAGTCTGTAGGCGAGTTTGGATCAATTGCCCCATAGAATGAGTCTGTGCCACCATTTAATGTTCCCGATATCCAGATGAGACCTCGAGTATCAATGTGACGCACTATCCTCTGAAAATCTATATTATCCAACGTATCTGTTCCGAATGATGTAAATGTGGCTACGTCAAATAACGCGGCCGTACTCATCACCCCAGTTGTCATGTTGATGTCGTGGAACGCTGTACCCACAACTCCAAATAAAGCGGGTACTCCTGCCAACCTACCTGTAGCAAGACCACCAGATATCACAGTAATGGAAGAATGCGTAATCGGAGTTATCTCATCCAAAGTTTCTGCATTTCGGATGGATGCTATTGAACCATCTGCATTGGGTACAGAATATACGACAACTACTGCATCTACAGCAAGGCCAAACTCTAAGTCTGGTAAAGCAATTCCAAGTAGACTAATCATCGCGGGCGTATTAGACAGAGATGATACTCCCATCATTTTATAAATCACATCAGGAACTGTGGACGCTTGCCACGAAGCTACTCCACCTGCATCACTACTAGTAAGAACTTTGCCAGGACCCGCTGTACCATCAGAAATTGCGATAGTCCCGTTGAGTAAGATTTTACCATTTATTCCACCGCCAGCGCCAGTTCCAGGACTTAGACTAATTTGACCTCCGCTTCCACTGGTGCTTGCACTACCTGCAGTCAAATTGATCGGTCCACCACCGCCCATAGCGCCGACTTCATCACCGGCTGTTATTTCAATAGGCCCCCCACCAGAAGTGTCACTTGTGTCTCCTGCGTTAAGGTAAATATAGCCACCGGGACCTGTGCTTGCTGCTACGCCCGCATCAACTATAAAAGAACCCCCACGACCGGCCGTAGAAAAAGGAGTAATTTTAACACCCACATTAAGTCCAGTGATTGCATCCAGGATGCTTGAATCAACAATTCCTGTTCCGGTATTATCGAACTTGACGGCTTTGTTCGGAGTGCCGCTATAAGAAACTCCGAGAGGAAGACCTACTGTACCATTTCCATCTAAGGTTGTATCTGTAGTTACAAAGGCTAACCCGCCACTTCCGGGTGTTTGCCAATCAGCTGCAGCTGATCCTGAGGCAGTTAAAACCTGTCCATGAATTGGGGGAACTGAGCCACTTGTACTTATAGGCCCTGAAGTAGATTGTAAAGCACCCTCTGAAGCTATCTCTAAAGCATCTACAGAAAGAGCATCGAGATCGAAAGTGTCTACCACATATATATGACCTAGAGCTACCAGTCGAGCTAAGTGATTAGACTTGGCAATATCCTCTCCAGAAGCATTCGCAGATAGATCAAAGGAGGTCCCTGGATGTAAAATTATTAGTGATCCATCATAATTAAGTAAGTCATTAATGATGACGTTACCTGTGACAAGATTTGTGACTGTTTTTGGAAGAAGCCTCATTTATTTATCCTTAGATTAAAAATTGTCTTTTATAGATTGTAAGATACAGAACGAAGCTAAACGTTAAATGCTAAAAAGGAAATAGGAAGACGCGTAATAGGATCCCCTATTGAATGTTACTTAGGAGAGACCGCGTAATGTCTGGCGAGAGGCAAACGCGATTTCTCTTTCTTTTGATACTTTGCGCTTCTGCCCGTAAACTGATGGGAGGACTAATTAAAATGTCTATAGGAGGGGCTACAAGTTAATGTAGCCCCTCCTAATAGATACCCGCTAATTCATTAAAAAATTAGAGGTCAATGCGTACGATTCCCTTGGCGTATCGGATAACGAACCCGATATCTTCCCAAATAGCAAATACATCAGCAAATTTATTGGAATCCTTTAGGGTCTCTACGGAAACGTCTGTACGAACAGCTAGTACACCAAGGTAATCAGCCGGAGCTAGTACGTATACCATGTTGTCGGGGACGATAATGTCCTCTAGTACCTCTACGCCCCAAATGCTTCCAACGCGGCCAGCCTTAAGAGCCTGATCCTGGAAGTTAGGTGCGAAGATACCTGCACCGCCGTTCATGCCAACGACGCTATTAAACAGCATTAGGTCGCGACCACGAACTGGGTTCATGAAGACCTTATTTGCGACAAGTAGCTTAGAACGAAGAGCTACGATACCCTCTACGAGAGACTCCATTGAAACCTTTGTAAGACCTACGGATGTGGTTACAACGGTAGGGTTAGCACTTGTTGCATCCGAGCCAGCGAGAGAAACAACTTCAGGCTGGTTAGTTAGATTAGACGCATACTCGAGGAGTGCGTATCCACGGCCATCTTCCTGGAACTGAATGGAAGCCTTACCGCGCTCTTGCGCACGATTGAGAATGTCAAACTTACGGAAGTTTGACTCGTTCCAACGTACCATAGGACGAACGGTAATTGGAGACGTCTCACAACGAATACGATCGGATCTAACTTCTAGCTGCTCTGGAAGACCCTCGATAGAGATTCGAGCTGCGGGAACGTCAAGGTCCGCATCGAAGACTGCCTCTTCACCTAGGGCTAACTTATAAGTCTGATAGATCTGACGAATTCGACCTTCGAATAATAGATCGCGCTTTAGCGGCGATAACATCTGCTGTGCGATCTTCTGAAGCCCACCAGGAGAATTCATCAGCCTGGAAAGCCTTTCCTCTACCTGTGAACTGGTGAGGTTAATACCATAGACCTGCTCATCCGCAGGAGTGTTTTTCTGTTCCATTTTCTTTATCTCCGTTAGATGGTTAGCTTGAGCTGGAGTCGCATGGTTGTAGCGTTACCGGCATTGACTACCTTCATGCAGTATCCAACAAGCATATTTCCAGCGGCGTCCGCTGTGCTAAGACCAGAACCATTAGCATAAACTGGCTTGTTAAGAGCATATGGTGCTACAGGGGCTAATACAAACGGATTCCCTGTACCATCATTATATAGCTCAAATACGCCGCCGTTAAGGAAACAACCAATGAGACCACCACGGTTGAAATTCGTGTAGTCATATCCTACACCAACCGTAAGGCCGCCAGCACCCTGTAGGGGCTGTGTAACATTTGAGTCAGAAGCGAGCCCGAGGGGCACCGTTCCACCAGCAGCTAAAAACGGCTTAACTGTGTCAGCAGTATCTAGCTGGATAGCTACACCAGCGATAATGCTCGCACCTACTGATGGTAGTCGGCCACCGTCTCGGCTAACTTCCTTTAGGATTCTAATAGCCATTCTATTCTCCGATTTGGATTAATTTGAAAAACTTTCGTCATCTATCTTTTCTTTTTCTTTTCTGGTACGATTGACCTCGCACCTATCCACTCTGCGCTGCTTTGCTAATACTTACTGATTACGACTCTTTTGTGAACCCATCTGGTTGAAAACACCATTGAGCCAGGTATCTTCTACCATATTCTCGTTATAATGAAGGTTGAATGCCTTCTTCAGCATTCCCGGCTTTGCACTCGACCGCATCTTCATCCTGGTTACTGTCTGTGCGAAGGCTTTTAGTGTAGGTTCCTCCATTGCTAGGAGGTCTTTGCATTGCTTATCAATTGCGTTCTTAAGTGCGGCCGCTCGTGCATCGAAAAGCGGCTTTCCAGAAGCAACTTCGGCCTGAATGTCAGCCTCATCTGGAGAGATGAGATCTTTATCAAGCATCTCACTTACTATCATTTGACAGCGGCCTACCTTCTCACGAAGGGACTGCTCTATCTTCATCTGGCGTAGCTGAGCCTCTAGCTCACGCTCACGCTCTGAAACTTGTGGAGCTTCTACAACAGGTTCCTCTACCTTAGGAGTTTCCTCAGCCTTCTTCTCTATAATAGGCTGTTCCGGTACTACGGGAATTTCAGGCTTTACTTCTTCGGTCTTAGGAGTTTCGACTACAGGAGTTTCAACCTTAGGAAGTTCCTCAGCAGTCTTTTCCATTTTCTCTTCCTTTGGTTTCTCTTCCTTCTTAGCAAAGGGATTTTCTCCCTTTTCTTTAGGCTCGGGCTTCTCTTCCTTGGGCTCGGGCTTCTCTTCCTTGGGCTCGGGCTTCTCTTCTTTCTTCTCTTCCTTCTCCGCAGCCTTCTCCTCTTTAGCCTTTGCCTTATCAGCAGCAGCCTGTTCCTTCTCAGCTTCCTTTGCAGCCTTTTCCTCGGCCTTTGCAAGGGCTAACTCTAACTTCTCAACAGCCTTATGTGCAGCGGCTAGTGCCTTTGTAATGTCCTTTGATTCGCCGATGGCGCCAAGGAGCTCTTCCATATGCTCCATCTTTCCATGATCATCACCAGTGAGATACTCACACTTTCCAGCACCAGGAAGATCACCAACGGGAGCTTCAACCGGAGGCATCTCTGCCATAGGCTTTACTTCAGGAGCTAGCTCAACGGGCTTCTCCATTAGAGGAGCCTCGGGCATATCAGGAGCAGCAGTCTTCTCCATGTACTCTGACTTTGCCTTAGGACCACCACCGCCAGCTGCGCTATATTGACTCTTTCCAATAGCCTTCGAGGAAGGAGCCTTATCCCCACCTGCCCAACCTGGACCCTTCTGGGCTGGAGGTGCGCTGCCGCCTGACATATCAACACCCTCTTCTAGTTCCTTCATCTTTACTGGATGAGAAGGAGCTGCAGGTGTATACTGATCTCGACCGATTGGCTTCTGTGAAGGCCACTCTTCTCCCTTTCCAACCTGACCGCGCTGGGCAGGAGGAGTAGGCTTTGTAGCAAGATCGAGACCTTCTGGATGAGACTTAGATGCTTCAGCATAAATTGTTGCGTTGGTTAACTTAGCAACCTTCTCAACACCATCTTCCTGTAGTCGCTGAAGTAGTGCTTCACCGTAATCGGCAGAAGCTGCATAATCAATAACATCATTGAGACGCGTACCCCAGATAGAATTCAGAGTAGCCTTTAACATTGGTCTACCAGAATCTGTTACTACCCAATAGGAGCTTCCCATCTCTGACTTTGCGACGAAAATAGCCTTTAGAGTGGACTTTAATTCTTCAGTCTTAGGAGTTTCAACTACAGGAGTTTCAACCTTGGGAGCTTCAACTACTGGAGCGGGAACTTCTACCTTCGGGGTTTCTTCAGCCTTAACTTCAACCTTTGGCTCTTCAGGTTTAGTTATTTCAACTACTGGAGCGGGGACTGGAGTAATTTCTTCAGCCTTAACTTCAACTTTCTTCGTCATAAAATCTAAAAGGTCCATGTAGTCAAGAGCTGATAGTTTCTCCTTAAAAAGCTTTTGAATGCGTGACTCCTTGGACTTTTCCTCTATGTTAGGATTTTCCGGAGCGGCTACGGGTGCTACATCGGTGGGTTTCTCCACTTCCTTTTCCTCACCTTCCTTCTTCATGTTATCTGAGGCCATTTTGAGTAAATCCTCCAAATCTTTCACCATGTCTGGTGTTACTTTGCTTTCCTTTAACTTGGCAATCACCTGCACAATCTTTGCGTTATTCCATGCCGGCACGTTAACCACGGATAGCTCCGTGAAGTTTAAGCCCTGATTGATTGCGAACGCTCTCGTCGCTGATCCCTTCTTAATTCCGTAATCGGGGAAGTCTAGCTCGGAAACATATTCCTTCAGAAGTCCATGCGACATATGGTCGCATTTGTCATCTTGGTCAGAGTGAATAGTACAACCACAGATAGAGCACGTGGAACTCTCTACGCTGCAACCCATAGAACATGAGTCAAGAATTCCAGTGGAAACTTGTCTGGCTAGATCAGGGTGGGCAAAGGCGTCGATCTTAGCTAGACACTCAATATACTTCTCACCTGTGGAGGGATCTATTACTGGGTAAGCATCTAAAACTTTACCAATTGCATTTCGGGGATCGCCCGAATTGTGATTAAGAAAAAGATTACGACCGATAAAGGATGAAAAACTCTTTAGTAATTGTGCCCAAGGAAAATAGTCACCATTACCATTGGGTTCATCTCCCGAAATTGCTTTAGCCGCAAAATATAGAAAATCCCCACCACCAGCATACTTCTTTTCTGAAGGTATTTCTTTCTTTCCCTTGGAAACTACCTCATCAAGCTTGCCCGCTTTTCTTATCTGAAGAAGTACGCCACGTTTTATTAGCATGGGTGATTCTCAACAATTTTATGACACTTGTCAATAAAAGCTTTTAAACCTAAGGAGCACTTCATAAAATTACATTGGCGACAACAAGCAACGATATTATCTACGGAATATCCTTTAGAGTTGTCGATACGATCTAATCCAATAGTAGATAGACCATCATGGCAGTAGAAACAGGACTTCTGCCAGAACGTCATAAATTGTTCGAAGGTAAGAGAAAAAGAGGCAGCTTCTCCTTTTCGTGTTTTTGCTGAACATTTGTAAGAAGAAAAGATCTTTTTAGGAGAAGTGCGACTATACTGAAGTTCACAGGCTTTACAAGTTGATTTATAATATCCCTGACCCTTCATAAAAAGACTCACAGCCATCTTTTTATGACATTTAGTACAAACTTTTTCAGTTTGACGCTGGGTTGCTATTTTTCTTGCTAGATGTCGACAGTCATTATTGCAGTACTTTTGATTAAGACACTCCCATGACTTAAACTCTTTAGAACAGTTTAAGCACTTTTTTGTGATAAAAGTAACCGCTTTCTCTGCATTAATCGGAATTGACATCTTATTCGAGAGGTAGTTGTTTACCGGCTCTAACATCTTCAAGTAGTTTAACGAAATGCTCGAGTAATTGATAATAGTCGTCTTTTAAATTTTTTCTGTATTGTTCGAATGAGCGGTCAGACATTCCAGACATGCGACCGTAGTCTAGTGCCTTACCCATTAACTTCTGCATGAAAAGTCGTAGTAATTGTGCTTCAGGAGTTCCATCTTGCTCTTCTAGTTCCATTTCTTTTTCTCCAAAGTAAAAGACGACACAAAGTCGCCTGAATTCTTATCTGTTCTGGATATACACCAAGACTACGCCACTATAATATATAAGAAAAATATAATAATTTTGTCGAAATGTTTCCGAGGCTACGACAACTTTTCGATTGTATCGTTGAGTTCCGCTTTTTTGGTGAACTCTACAGCCTCATTTTCCGTCGCGAAATTTCGGGTGTGCCTTGTTGTGACGACGGTTTGCCAAGTTCCCGTTCTCTTATTAAAACGAATTTCCTTCCACTTAGTAGTTTCAGGTTCACGAATCTTACCAGGAAGCTTCCCGCCCTTATCTCCAGGCAAGGAAGGAGGAACTTCTGTAATTTTCTCTCTCGCTTCGGGTACTGACATCTCTGGAGGAAGCTTTGGTAAAGAAGGCATCTGTTTAGAAGCTGCTTCCTTAATAAGACCCATCTGTACAGCTAATTGAGAAATCGCATAATTAGCAAAATTAACTAGAAAGTCAATCTCGGAAAGAGCGGTAAGTTTGTCTTCGTCCTCTCCAACCTTTTCCTTTAATTCGGAGTAGATGGGATCTTGTAAATTTACTTTAGTTTTTTCTTCTTCCGATTCAGAAGCGACTTTAGAAATCCAACTAGGAATTTTCATTTACTTTTCCTCTTTAATTTCGGTAGCCCCAAGCTTTTTGAGTTCTTCCTTAAGTGTTGGTACCTCTTCGCTATCGATAGCTCCAACTGCTTTAGCTAAACCAATTTCAACTAAATGTTCAAAAAATTTGTTCCATTCTTCTGGAGTATCCACGTGAGTCTTATTGTCGATCATCCAGTCTTCTAAAGCGTCTGCTAGCGCGCCAGCTTTTGCAAGGAGAATTACCCGCTGCATAAAACCTCCAGAGGTTAACAATTCTCTATTTTGTTACACGTATTACAAACTGGGCACTTAATCTCTAGATTTTGAACCTTTGCAATCAGGTCAATGTCTTTGCGCTTAACGCTAACAAGATCATTATCCATTTTAGCAAGTAATTTCCCACACTTAATACATCTCGCTAATTTATTGGAACTAACAATCTGTTCCTTGAGGTGTTCGAAGTCTTTCTCGCTAGATACAACTGTCCTTATCTTACCGGGCGAACCTGTCTTATTTATAGACATATATGCTCCTAATTAATATTTATACTACTGGTGCACCTATTTCTGGTCCAGTTGGAGGTGCAGAAGGTGCTTCGGGTCCAGCTGGAGGCGCTTCAGGACCAATCTCAGGACCACCACCTAATGATGGAGCTCCTACTTCGCCTCCTAACTCTGGCATACCTGGAGTAGCTGGCGTCCCTCTTCCCTGCATAGGTGTAAGAACTCCCTGAGGAAGTCGCTTATCTCCTTTATCAAATACTGTACCACGTTCCTTCTCTAAATGTAGTCCTTCAGTTTCATAATCTAGATCAGCAAACTTGCCAAAGAGGGTCTTTGTACTAATGATTCCCTTTCCCCACATATCAAAGTATAATTTTCTTTCTACTTCTCTTTCTTCGAGGTCTAATGACTTATACCAAGAAATGGTAGGAAGGATGTATTTCTTTTTTCCTCTTACAATTTTATACAAATCATTCTTTACCGCGAGTGGACGGAAGAAGTTTTTAATCATCCAGTTTTCGAACTGATCTCTAATAGCCTTATATACCATCATAAGCTTGTGCAGGGACATTGTTCTAGCATTAGAGTTACCTGTAATGATAAAACGCCCACCCCGTTCTACCACCCACGTAGAATTAGGCGTAGTAGGGCACCATACCTTGCCCTTGTAGGACACTCTGGAGGTATGCGGCGTATTTCCGACGCCCTTGATTCCCGAACGATCAAGAATGAAAGAAGCGTTCTTTTTTTCACTCCAGCATACGTGGTGGATATCATTACCTGCTGTTGTTTTATGCAAAGACATATGGGGAGTGTCTTTGAGCTTAAGACTGATTTCCACCACATCTTCTGCTAGCTGTGTAGATACTGTATGATACGTGAAGTATTTAGCTTTCGCCTTGGCAGATTTACCTGTAGCTTTATGAATAGACCCATCTCCCTTCATCATAGCATCCCGCAGAATTTTCAAATACTTCGGCGATAGATCTTTAATCCATTGAGGAATTCGCTTATTAAAAGCCCCTTTACCAAAGTTATCGATAAAGTATTGTGCCAAATCTTTACTGCCGATAGCCCATGAAACCACTGTATGATCTTTTTCTAGCGTCGTCACACGCTGAGACTTATAGGAGGAAGTTCCAGTATACTTATTAACTTTGAAAGGAAGCTTTTCTACCAGTCGCTCAAAGTCGTTGAAATATCTACTAACCAAGCTCTGCGAAAAGCCTACTTGATACGCCGCATTAGTTTCCCCATCATATTCTTTGTAAGTAACATACCCTTCCGCCAGCCAATAACCCACCCACTCAAGATAATCTTCAATCGGTACCTGCTTACCAAGAACATCTACAAACGAAGAAGGACTACTTCCAACCCAATCCATGCCCAACTGAAAATGAGCGCGATGGCTTACTTTGTCAGCCTCCACAAACTGCCAACGATCTTTATCTTTCTTTGTCGTCTGAGGCTTAACCCAGCAGCGATGATTAGGAGTAACCATGTGGTCGATCTTTTGGGTCTTGAAGTGGATCATTTCGCCATCATGGTCGAAAACATTAATACGCGACGCTCTCTGGTACTCCAACTGATTTGTTTTAGGATTTAAGGTAGCTAGCTCATCTGTTTCTGTGATTTGCCAGTAATACTTTAATCCGTTACGAGTCAACGCGCGATCTTCCGCAGGTACGCAGAAACTAGGACCCTCTCCTAAAATTAGATTCTTGTTAACACCTAATCCTACAAGGATCTGGTCATGAATATATTGGTACTGATTTGTTACTTCTGGGAAGTAAGACTTTCCTGAAGTAGTTAATGATTCATACTTGACTACTGGAGGAAATACCAGAGCGAACGGTGGGTTCTGAACAGCTAAATTAATCGTATTCTTAAATGTTTCTAGCTCATCCTCAGTAGGCCAAACTCCCGCGGCCGCATCTCCAATAGTCCATAGCTCTACAGGGAATACATACCGCTGAGCGAAGGCGGCTTGAGCTAAACGAATCCAGTCCTGATAGATGAGAATCTTGAACAGGGACTGAATAATAGGAGTACCCCTAGTAGCAGACGGGTCTGTAATACGACCAATTTGACTCACACATGCGCTATCGAGAGGAATAAGTCTATTATTGTTAATGCTCTCTAGTACGATTTCAGGAATATTCTTTCTTCGTTCCACAGCTACCGGATCAGAAGCCTTAACAATCTGTTTTAGTTCTTCAGTGGGCACTAGTTCAAAACGGGGCTCACCTTCGAACATCTCTTGGCGAATTTCAATGAGTTCAGGTTCTAGAAGGATAAACTTCTCCCATTTCCACTTTCCGTCTTCCTCGTCTTTGATCATACTACCGAAAGGAATAGCTTCACCAAACTTCCAGTAGCTTAGACTTGCTCTCCTAATAAAGTCATAAAGATCGAAAGTTTCGCTGAAAGCAACATCTTTATAAAATTCAGTTACCGACGGATCCTCTGTAATAATGTCAAACTTGCTAAAAGGATAGTCAGCGTGCATCATAATAATACTCTGGATGTACGCTTCTAAGTTAAAGAAAATTCTGCAGTTATGTACCAATACCGGAGCTACGTAAGTATGATCCTCAGTTTGTAAGTCGTACCCCCAAGCATCTTCTGCGTAAGTAGTTACTTCTCTAACAGGAAGATAAAAGTTCTTATCATCTTCAAGATATTTGATTACACGCGACTTAGTCTCAGTAGCTTCAAGATTTTCATACCCATCAAAAAGACGTCCACACATCTCACCAGTGATAGTCGTATAGTAAACAAAAGAAGCTACATTAAGTTCTTTATCCTTAAACTTAAAAGATTTTCCTTTAGTATCATACTTAGTAAGTGAACCTAGAACATTAATCTTTGTGAGAAGAAGATTAATCTGATAAGCAAGATTTTCTGATACCGTAGAACAAGAGATAACGGGTAAGCCTGCTACATTCTTAGTAAAGCTACCATCTCCCTTAAAATAACCTTGCAAGAATGACTTCACAATTTCAGGAGACGCATTCATTATAAAGGAAGGAACTTTCTTGTTGCGGGCGCCGTGCCCAAACTGTTCTTTAAAAAGAGGAGCTAACGCCCGACTGTGAAATTGTAATTGAACCGCATTTTTACAATGAGCTACATTTTTAACTGTAGTATTTACCCCGAGAGCCTCGGTAATTATTTTGCCGAGTCGCTCAAATTCTTCACGCTCATTTAAATTACCCGTTAGTCTAAAAACACCCGTGGGCTCATTAGCATACCCTTCAGCGACATACCACCCATAGAAATAAGAGGTTTGTTCATTTAACACAAGAGGAGATTCTTCTGAACTTGTAGCCTTAAATTTTGGATAAACTACGAAGTCGCCAACTTCTAACTTTTTAGGAGAGACCCATTGAACTAGAGAATCAGATAGATCAAGCTCTTGATCAGTAAAAGCTGTCTGTAAATAGTCATCTACCTTTATCTCTGGTATAGTTAAAGTATTTGTGGAAACAGTTTCTTTAATCTTACTACAGAGCTGCTTGTAAGCATATTGACCAGATCCTCTCCAGTCTTTTCCCTGTTGAGGTTGAGGACGCTTAATGGCAGTAATTGGGTGGTATGCTCCTACAGTAAACTCTGGGAGACATTGGACTTTTAATTTAGTCCATTCATTGCCTGCTTCATCAGAAGCAGTATACATCTTCTTTGAAGTAGCAGTAACTTTTTGCCACTTACCAGAAGAAGAAAGAACTAAATCACCAACAACAACATCTTCAATTTTTTTAACGCCTGATTGAAGTACAAGAGACTCACCACCACGGTACTGCCACTTCAAAATTTCTTGACGCGACTTAGGTAGAAGGAAACTCTCAACAGTTAATTCAGGACTATAAAAGTTTGAAGGTGTCTGTGAAGTTGGATATGATCCTCCACCAACAACGCCTCCGCCCATAGTCATACTCTGCTTCTCAATAGAAGAAGCTCGCCCCAATGAACTCTTAAACGCAGACGTAGACCCTGTAATAAAAGAACCGTTCTTTGTAATTCTAGGTGTTCCTACTTTTCGCTTTCCCATTATTTATCCCCTTCGGAACTATTCATTTCTAATTGTTTCTTTTCATGATCAGCGGATGCTATTCTTTGTTCTCCTAGCTGGTCATTTACATAGATTAATGCATCTATAGCATTAGCTAATGCTTTTGAGTCTACTCCTATATTGTACTGCATATCGTATGAATCGCCTAATTGATATATTAAGGAAGTTATATACGTTGTCGCTTCGTTATATAGTTCGTCGTGATTCATAGAAATCGCTTACCTGGACTATCTCCCGGTCGTGAACTAAAAACACTTCTGGGCATGGATGATACAAAGAGTCTATGATGAGCTGAAGCTTTTTTAAATGTATCATTCTTATCACAGGCATAAACAGCTAGTAGATCACTCATAGCTCCGTCATCGTGCATTCCAGAAGGCGCGTTAATTTTATCATTGAGTCCAGCCCCTGAAATCCTCTCTAGGGCTAACCACTCATGATAATGTTTCCTTAAAACTTTATTCTTCTCAACATCTTCCAGTCGAGGGTATTTTATTCTACCAGCCTGTAATTCAAATTGAAAATGATCCGCCATTGCATTCTTAAAATTCTTTTTTGATGAAGATTCAGTTGCAGAAAATAATACACCGGCAACGGAGATTCGCAACCGCTTGAACATCTCTACGGCGGTGATACCTACATTACTATAATCAACGCATCCGAAGGAGCATGGAAATTTTCCTGTACCTGGATGTACTATACCCGCTATTTCTTCAGCCTGAGACAACGTCTCGACGGACTGCCATTCTTGACAAAAAACCTTCTCCTTAGTATTATCAGAACGTTTTCGCCAAATACTTAAAGAGGTATAGTCCAGATCATACTTACCCGGAGTTAAGGTTCCAGAGCTAGTGTCTAAACCAAAGAAGTATTCTTCTCCTTCCTGCGGTCTAGTTAGAGCATAATGATCTCCTACCAGAAGTTCCGGTTCCTCCCCACGTAGGAATGAGTTAGCATCTTCCATCCATACCATTCCATACTGAGTATTAAACTCCATCTCAGTCATATCCCCATCATAATGTAATTCAGGATGATCAGGGAACAACTTTACCTTCATGGAGCGAGGAACTCTATCTAGGATCTTAATTGGATATTTCACGCCATCTACTTCTGTATATCCAGGCTCTAACAGAATAGGAGAATGTAGCCAGTCATGTTTTAAAACCTTATATTTCGAGTCAACGAAGCTCTTATAAAAGTGATTCTTGAAAAGAGGAATACCAATCTTAATTAGTTTAAATATCTTTTTACTACCAAGCATAGGTATAATACGTTCAGACATTGATGAATTGGTAACACGATGTGCCTCGTCGACGACTATTACAGCGAAGTGCCAACCTTCTTGTAAGGACGTTTCAGCTGCAGACAGGGCTAATATGTTCGATCCATTATTAAAGATTAATCGATCGTTAGTCGTCTTATCCCAGTTGACCTGCTCAGAAATTTTAGAGGGAGCTAATATCTTTTTAGCTTCAAAGATTAAACGAGCGGCCTGATCAGCTCTTGGGCCGAATACACCAATTTCGATTCCAGGGTTATCTAAACTTAATTTAATTAAGCCAACACAGACAGCAAAGCTTTTACCTCCACCGCGTGATCCGACAATAGAGATATAGGGAGTATTCAGGTCGAATACCTCTCTGCAAATTTCTACTTGATTTTTATGGAGGATGGTATTTAAACGATCTTTAGTCCAGAGGTAGGGATCGTTAGCTTGGAGGGTAAAGTCGCCAGCTTGTTCTAAAATCTGTTTCCAGATGTCATTTTTTATCTTGTCTTCCATAAGAGGATTAAAATATTCGTTCTAAGATTTTTGTGTCTATCAATTCGTTTGGTCCTATGAATCTCCCAGCGTCTTTTCCAAGAATAATTTCTGCTTGTTTAAATGCTGTCTGAACAAATTCAGTACAGCTATAAGAATTTTTAAGAGTAAATAAACCTAGAAGTAGCTGTCCTATGTCGTAATATCTACCAGTATTTTTTAAAGACCAACTTACAGAGGTCTCTATTTCCCAGGAATTTATATTTTTAACTCTCCAAACTTCTATTGATGGATTATCCCAATTAATAGAGCTAATGCGTGTACATGGCCAAACAGCTTCAGCTTGTAATTCTTTATTCCAGATTCGGATGGCCACATGACTATATGATGAAGAAACACCTTCTTTACGAAAGAGTTGTACCAGTGCTATTAGCTTCGCCTTCCAACCACTTTGAGGAGTTACTTTATAGAAAAGCAAATCACCCGGTTGGGATAGATTCTCAATCATTAAATAGCTTTGTGGAAATTTAGATTTACAACTACCGGAATATCAGCTGAGCCAGTTCGATGATACTTCACTCTAATGTACATGTTTTCTGGTGGCTTACCAGCATATGGTGTAGTAATTTCACACTTGCCATCCGGTGCAGGATAACTAGAAAGAATCCAGGTTTTGAGTACGAAGTCGACCCCATATCCTAAAAGATTGTCATGATCTACAATAGCCATCTCAGCCCAGTCGCCGAAGGTAAATCCGGTGCCACAATACATCGTTCCGCCGTTGAGATACAAGTTGTCGTCCCATACCTTGACGAAGATGTCGAACTCAGTAGTGTTGACGGTGGCAAATACCCCCTTTCGCTGGAAGTCAAAGTCGGAAGTAGAAAATGAATAAGAACGGATACCAATAGCAAAGTTAAACGCTGCCTTGCGGTTGGCTACAAAGTCAGTGGCGTCATCTGAATTTTTTAGGATGCGGATGTGCCAGGTAAGTCCGTTAGAGTCTGGCCCATAAAGATCATAACCAAAAGTGTCTTCGGTGAACTGGTTATTAAGATTCTTCTTGACGACGCATAGGTCGATGAATCCATCAGTACCGGAATAGTTCGAAAGTTCTAGGAGTCTCATGACGTCGCCTCCGTCCAGATAATATTGATAACGATGATGTTGTTATTAGCACTAGGAGTACCGGTAATCATAATTGAATTTCCGGCCTGTATGATAAGTCCCCAGTCATAGTCGAGAAGGTTTGTTTCGCTCGTCGAGGTAAGCGCAGACACCTTGGAACCGTTCGCCGTCGACGTCGGAGTAAGTGTAACCTGTCCAGTACTAATGGGAGCGGCTCCACCGATATTCATAGAGGTCGGGGCTAGGGATACACCGAACATATAGACCGTACCCGTCCCATTGTTTGTAAGAGGAAGGGGAGATCCACTAAGGGTTAAGGCTAGTTGCCAGGTAGTAGCCGTCCGATTAACAACATAGTAGTTTGTTCCCGCAGTGATTCCTGTAGTCGTGACGACTGTAGCAAATTTGACTAAATCGCCGTTCACGAATGGATGCCCAGACCACGTAACCGTATCACCAGTATCCTGAAATGTGACAGCCTGAGTATTGAGGATTGGATTGGAATAAACTCGAAGAGTGGACTGCTTACCTGATGTAGTCGATGAAAAGGTGATTCCCTTCAAATGGAGATGCTTCATACTCCCCGAGGGGTTTCGCATAAGGAAAACATTAGATTCGACACCAGCGGCACCGAGCGTAATCTCACAAGTTGTTTGGAATGAACGAAGAGCGTCGGACTCACCGGCCCCAGTCGTAGCAGGTCCAGTAGCACCAGCCTGGGTGACACGCAACTCCCCGGCCGCTGTAAGTTGAAGTGGTGAAGACTGTCCATTCGTGAGAGCCACTGGAATAGAGCTATAAATGGCATTGGTCGTCATTTGTAGCTTGGAAGCATCCGACTGATGAGCGACTACGTCGAAAGAGTCCTGATTGAGGACCATCATGTAATCTAGCGAAAGGGTTGTAGAGGAGGTTGCCCCGGTATTCGAAATATGAGCAAACAAACCAAAGGTCAGATATGGAATTCCTACACCCCGGATAGCTGTGAACATCAACACCCTGTTGACGAAAAATGAAACCTTGTCATTGGTCAGCCTTATCTCGTAAAGCTGTCTAGCTGCGGAGGTCGCCGCTCCAGGAAGTGTGACCTGTATCGAGATTGTTTCCCCGCCGGCGATTGTGACACAGTTGACCTTCGTGTCATCTGTCCCTGAGAATTCAAAATAAGCGGCACTATTCGGGTTGGGATAAACATCTGCGAACCCTACCATAGACGACTGGTAGGAGATGCGTTGGGACACAGAAGCCCTGATTTGCATCTGGAGATTAGGCACATCAACACTTCGAAATATATAGGTATCAGTAGACGCAGTAGTCCCAGAGACGATGTTGCATAAGCTGGAACCGACGGTTATATTCCCGCCCGTACCAATAGTCTGCTTCCAGTTAGATATAACAGCATTCCCGCTTCCAGACGAGCCGAGATATCCTTCCAGTAGGGATACAAAGGATGAACTTTTCACAGACCATATCTGTGTCAGTACAGAGTCGGGATCGGTACTCAAGCGGATGTATTGTCCCCACTCCAGTGAATCGAAGTCTGTGGTGCTAGTGACTATATTCACTCCGCTAGAGAATGAGATGTTCTTGAATAGGGTGGCCTGCAGAGATGAGCCAAGGAAATGGTCACAGAAGGAGCCTTCATCAGTAGAGACAGGACCACGCACCATTAAGTTATTTTGTGAGTCTAGAGCGATTCCTTTGAGCTCTTCCAAAAAATAGAGAGAGGGGTTGGGGTAAAAAGAGGACGCCCAATCTCCTCCAACGGGAACCATAGACTCCGAGGCAACCGGACATAGAGTAGTTCCGAAACGTATGTATGTCGTATTTGCCGAACCGATGTTATCGATGCGATGTCTATAATAAGCCGCTGTGGTTAGGTGAGAATGCGAGACTCCTGTCCCAGCGGGAATGACAGCTGAAATAGTGTGATCCCAATTAGAACCATCGTTCGATTGGTCTAGATGGATACAACAGGTCTGATCGGCTTTAAACTGGTGTTGGATATATGCAACACCTAGAGTACTCTCGGACGCCGATGTCCAAGAGGTCCCAGGAGCTAGGTTGTTGTTCTGGGCTATGCCAACAGGTGAAGCAACGGTGGCAACGGTAGCATTAGTAGTAGATGGAAAGATGTTTTGGATGATGGCAGAATTGGCAAACTTGAAAATGGTATTCGCCATCGACGATAAAAGACGAACGCTTATAGGCGTTCCACCATACGTAACGCACTTTATTCGGATGCCATTAATTGCTCCGGTAGCATTGGACTTATAGGTTCCATCCGCACAGATGATCTCGCCAACTACCGGATGCCCAAAACTAACATCGACCCCATGGCCATTACGATATGTGGTCGAGGTCCAAGTAGCCCCTCCATCACTGGTTGTCTCAAATACGACAGTTGTTCCCGTCCAAGCCGCGCAAGATATCACGACGGCATGGGAGTTGTAGCCGGAAACGCTACTTGTAACCGTAGAACCGGCCGTAGGGAATGCTGCTGTCAGACTTCCAGTAACTACAATGTCCTGTGCCGGAGCAACCGAGGCTGTAGTCTTTAAGCTTCCGGTTGCATCAAGCTGGAGCGCTGCCTGCTGACCGTTGGCCAAAGTCGGAGGAGTTGAGCTATAGACCCCTCCAGCCAGCTCAGACTTAGTAGCAGCAGCTCCTGGAGCTACAGACCCCTCTGAAAGGGATGTAGCAGGATCTATTCGAGTTCCTGCTACATTAACCGGAGCAACCGGAACCGAGCCACCGCTATTAACAGTGGCTCGGTTTCCGTTAGACTCGTCAACTAGAGATACATCGTTTGCAATCTGTGGTCCTGTCTTGTCGGTAGCCATTATTTTTACTCTAATTAATACGTAACATTAATTGTTGTATATACGGTAATTGCTGTAACAGCATTTTCTAGATTTTTCTTTGCAACAACAACAGCTGCACCGCTGGCTACATTGTATCCCCGACAGTCAACAGTTACAGTTGGACTAGACTCAGATGTAAGAGCTGTCCAATAAGTATTGCCAGCAACTTTAATATCATACTTAGCTGCAGCGGTGCTAGCACATAAGACATTTTTTAATGCAACGACATTACCTGTAGTATTTGTCCAGGTATGGCTTGTAGTACCTCCCCCACCAATATCATCAGGGGCATAACTAGCTAGTTGAGTACCACCAGCACCTAGCTCAATACTAATCTGAGTTAAAATAGATTCTACATTTGCTAAAGTATTTTCAGTTGCTACATTTGCTAAAGTAGCTTCAGTTGCAACGTTAGAAAGAGTTGCTTCGGTTGCAACGTTAGATAAAGTAGCCTCGGTAGCTGCGTTAGCTAAATAGCTAACAGCATTAGTTGCAGTATTAG